ATCAAAACCCACACTTTAACAGGTTGTGGGTTTTTTATTTGCGTTGTATCTTTGTAGAAACAATAAGAGATATGAAGACCAGAGAAGAAATCAAAAAAGACATTTCAATTATCATTATTAACATGCACGATCAAAAACACAATAGTAAAGATATTCTAAGACGATTGGGTGCGATTGAAGGTATGTTATTGGTGTTAGGTAAAACCAAAATTAATGAACCATTACCGTTTAAAGAGACACAAGTAATCGTTACTGGTCTTTGGGGTAAAACCTACGGTTCAGTTGAAACAGAGTCATACAAAGATTGTATTTTAAGACTGGCTAAAGAAGTTATTAATGAGTAATAAACAATAAGAGATATGAATATAGAAACATTAATGTTAGCGATTGGGATAATCACGGGAATTATCATAGGTATTAATATAAATAGAAAAGACTAAGAGATATGGAAAAAGAATTTGTACCTTATGACCACGCTTTAAAATTGAAACAATTGGGTTTTGATGAACCTTGTTTTAGTTTTTATATGGGCGGATTTAAGGAATTAGGTAAAATTAAATATGTAAATCCAAACAATGTGGCAGAAACAAATGTTTTAGCCCCAACATTCTCACAAGCATTTAGGTGGTTTAGAGAAAACTACCTGTGGACAATCAAAATAAACCAAGTGACAAAAAATAATTGGAGTTATACACTTGATAACTTTCAAAAGGACAGGATATACTACGGTGACTTATATGAGACATTTGAACTTGCAGAGATTGCTTGTCTTGAAAAGTTAATTGAATTTATTGAACGAGAAAAATAAAAGATATGGTAACAATTGAAGAAAAGAATGTAATGATCGCGGACTTTATGGGTATTAAAACACTTAGATATCACGAAGGTATAAATGATGATAGATACTATTTTTATGATTTGGATTTTCCTTTCTTAGAGCCTAATGAAATGAAATATAATAAGTCTTGGGAATGGTTGATGCCAGTAGTTAAAACGTGTAAGAACCTATTGAGTAATCCAAAAGACGCAAATGATATTTACATACTTAGGGATCTTGAAGAAACTGTTTTTTCTTGTGAAATAAATATCGCTTTTGATGGTGTTGTGAAATTCATTAATTGGTATAATAAACAAAAATAAAAATTATGAAAGATAATGTACAAATAGTAAAGATGGACAAATCAATTCTTGAGTATTTTAAAATGGTAATGAATTTTGATAATGAGAGTGATCAATATTGTAAAGTAAGTGAAAAAGAATTCATTGATGAGTTAACTAAATCTTTAAATTGTGGTGTTGGTAAAAAGAAAATTGTTTGGGTTTAATTTTGTGGATCCAAACAATTTTTATATATTTGTATTATTAATATGTAATTTTTTAATTTTAAAACGTGTGTGATATGGAGATAATTGAGATAATAGCAGCTTTAATACTATGTATTCCTGTTGGGGCAACACTTGCTAAGTTTGACAACAACGGACAATCATTCAAATATGTTATATGGTTCTTTGTTTATATAACTTCTCTGATAGCTCTTTTTTCAATCAGAACTCCTCAGAAATGTGTTCCCTGTGAGAAAGAATCTAAGTATAAACTGATACAAGAACCTGTGTATCGTAAAATTAAGTAGTATGGAAAAAATACCAACAGCAGAAGAATTTTTAGACTTGCAACATAAAAATGTACCAAGTATAGAGTTTGATATAAGAGAAGTAATGATTGAATTTGCCAAACTTCATGTAGAAGCTGCATTGGAAGAAGCAGCTAATGAGTACTACCCAAGAACTAAGGAAAATTTTGAATTAGTTGCAGATAGATTTTTAAATGCTTATCCACTAACAAACATTAAGTAATATGGAATATGAATTTGTACCATATCCACTTGCTTTAAGAATGAAAGCACTTGGATTTGATGAACCTTTTTTTGGTTTTTATAATACTACAAAAAAATAACATTTTCAAGACTATACACAAACAAAAACTATATGGAGAAACGAATTCCTGTTGACAAATTCTATTTTGAATAATTAAAAAAAATCAAGTTTTACAAACCCATGATCCAATAGATTGTGGGTTTTGTTATATTTATAATATATGATTTTAAGGGAATCCATAATAAAAATATTGAAGGAAGAAACATCTTTACAAAAAAGAGTATTACATTTAATTGATACCAAAGGGTTAAAAGAAACATCATTATATTTTGGAGGAATAGAAACGATAGGTAAGATATTAAAAATGAGACCATCCATTGTACTCTCAAAGTATTTACTTGGAAAAATATTTTCAATAAACAGGAGTGGATATAAAATAAAATTTACTTTAAAACATATTGAAAATACGAACAATAATGAACTTATTTTTTATTATGATATAATTGAAGGTGAGGTTAATGAATATGATAAAACATATGATTTATTAGGTGACGAAATTCGTTTTCATAATGATTGGTGGAACATAAAATATGAGATTAAATATCTATTTAGATCTTTCAGTGAGATATTATGTAATGAATATAATTTTGATTGGGATGATATTGAAATTGATATAACATCCCAAAAACGATATAATTTTCACATTGGATAAAATGAAAGAAATAATTAGACAAATATTAAGGGAGGAAAGATCGTCAACACAAAAAATAAAAGATCTTATATCAAAACACGGATTGATTCGTGCAATTAATGCTGTTGGTGGTTTTAAGAATTTAAAAAAGACCCTTGGGAATGACATAGATGATGTCCTATCTGGTATAGAACCACCTTATTTTCAAACATTACGTTCTTATTTTCTTGATGATAATTTAGAATTATTCACAGAGATCTTTAGTTATATATTTAGTGAACCTGTTAGAGTTTCCCCTTTCGGACAAACTATTGCTAATGAAAATGGTAATATTTTATATTATGAAACACATTTTGGTGATTGGTTTTTAAATAAATATAATGATTTTGGATCTCAGGTTTTTTCAGTTGATTCAAAAGGATTTAAAGAAAGAAATGAATATGATGATGACGGTAATATGATATATTATGAAAATTCAGATGGATTCTGGAAACGATATGAATATTATAAAGATGGTATGCCAAAAACTTATAAAGATTCAAATGGTGATTGGAGAAAATGGGAACGAGATGAGTTCGGTAAAATAAAATATAGTAGTGGTAATGACAAAAAATGAAAGAAATAATTAGACAAATATTAAAAGAAGAAAGATCCCTAAAAAGTAAGTTAACCTCAATGGTTAAACAATATGGGTTAAAAAAAACTTCACAGTTGATTGGTATTGATGTTAAAAGCATTAATAGAATTGCATTTAACGGAAACCCAAATGATTATATTAAAATATTTGATGATTTGGAAATGGTTCCAAGTGAAGTAAAACCTGAATGGATCTTATTTAGAAGAAAACCAGGTAAGAATTTAATGGTTTATGATACAGTATCAAATATTTTGTATGTTGATTGGGATGAGATATGGAATATACTATCAAGAGTATATAAATTAGATTGGCAAAAACAATCGGTGGTGGGAGACTTCTTCATATCTAAAACCGGAATAAAGGCTAGATTTGTTGATAATTTTAAGGAGAAAACATTTCAATACCCATCAATGGCAACTGTAAAATAAAATATATGGAAATTAAAAAAAATATAAGAAGAGCCCTCAAAGAACAAACAATAAAAAAGTTCAATAAGGAAGGGGTTGAAAGAGGTAAATTTTCTGATGCTTTGGAAAAAATAACAATTGCGTATGTTGGTGAAAAAAATGTGTGTGATGTTGCTGCCGTATTTTCAGATGGATTATATGTCATTTTGCTTTTATATAACGGATCATCACCTTGGACTTTAGATAATCAATTAAATGAATTTATAAAAAAAATATTACCATTGAAACTCTTTACAATGGTAACCGATACAAAATGTAATAATGAGTAATAATTAATAGACATGAACCTACAAGAATCCATAAGAAGAATATTAAGGGAAGAAACTGAATTACCTATTTATTTCAAAAGAAGGTTAGATATGAAAACTATTGAACAAATATATCAATTTGTTTTAAAGGTGGTGTCAAAAAGATACACTGACAATAAAAAAAAGTTATTTGCGATGACACCATATAAATTTAATGTGCTTGTCACATCAAATTTAATAGAAGAGGTAATTGAAAACTTTGAATTAGAACTCAGTGATGGTGACAACAGATTTAATCAACTATGGGATTTTTTAAGTAAATATTATTCAAAACAAAACCTAAAACACTTCTACGAAATTAGATGAACCTACAAGAATCCATAAGAAGAATATTAAGGGAAGAAACTGAATTACCTATTTATTTCAAAAGTAGTGTCAAATTGTGGGGATTAATTTATCTAAAAATAATTCTAATTGCGTCACACCCAAACATTTCATTTATTACATCCAATAAAACAAATTCCCAATTTTTTTCATTACCCAAAACATTCTTAATTCGTTCGGCATAATCATCATAAAATATTATGGTATCAAAGTAAGGATTTTTTAGATCTGGACGTTCATAACAAGGTTCAGGTAAATCACCTTTAAGTTCTTCAGGATAATCCCCATCATCATCATATTTTTCACCATCAACCAACTTAAATAGATAGTCATCATGATGACTTTTAGGTAGAGTAAATCCAACGGCATATGGATCACAACATACTCCCATTCCGCAATTATAATCAGCCCAATCATAGTAAATATCATCAAACCCTTCGTATACCATATTAAGAAGTTTACGTAGAATTGGCTTCATTCTATTTTCGTTTATAATAACTTTCATATAAAGATAAATATATGATATTTATAATTATGAACCTACAAGAGAACATAAAAAGAATATTAAGGGAAGATAAAAAAACTAAATCAACTAATAAAGAATTTAGTAAGTACAAAAATTCAAAGTTTAATACTTTAAAAGATTATACTTTACAAGATATTGTTGATAATTGGGATTCACTATCTGACCACAAGAATGAAAACATAAAGACAATAAAACACTTTATTAATAACCCCGATAAGATAACTGATTTGGTTTATGATGAAAAAGGTTTAGAAGATGGTTACCATAGGTTAATTGCTGCTAAAATATTAAAAAAACCAAGATTTAGTTACAGATTAGTTGAGAACCTACAAGAGAACATAAGAAGAATATTAAGGGAAGAATTGAATAAACCTTCCGAAAGTGAGTTTAAACAGGCAATCCAAGATGTAAGAAGTATGATTCCCATAATATCTCACAGAATCATAAAAGAAAATGGTTTAGAACATAATGAAGAAAACATTGTTAGATTAAACAAGAAAATACTTCAAAAGGTAATAAAAGGTGACGACACAATTCTGGATGAAATGTGGAACCTTGCGGGTAGCATGGTTGTTAAACATGCAATTAATATAATTACTTATTATACAAAATGAACCTACAAGAAAACATAAGAAGAATATTAAGGGAGGAAACCAATAAGTTCAAAGGGGTTGTTGGTGAATCATATGAATTTAACGAATTACCTGAACAAACAAAACAAGATATAGAAGTTATGTTTGAAGATAATTACGATGAGGGTCCTGAAGATTATTTATATGAATATGTTTTAATTAGTCCTGAAGAAAACGAGGAGTATTTATTTTCTGTTTTTGGTGAGTGGGATATTGAGAACGCAAAGGAAGACCCCTATATTAGAAAACTTGTTAGAGACATTAAAAAAAGGGGACTTGATTATCCAGCGGTAGGAAATGAAGGAAACCACAGAGCGTTAGCATATTATATGATGAATAAACCCCTACCATATTTAAAAATGATACCGAAACAATAATATGAACCTACAAGAATCCATAAGAAGAATATTAAAGGAAGAGTCATCAATCACAGATAAATTAAAGACCATGATTGATAAGTTTGGGGTATTAAATACGATCAGAGCGGTAGGGAATTATAGTAAGTTTAAAAAACTATATGGAGATAATATAACTAAAAGTGAAATGATAGAATTGATAAGTGAGATTGTGAAAAGATATGGTGAAGAAAATGGGGATTATATTGATGTTAGAGACCACGATATTTTTGTTAATACAAGACATAATAACACAGATTATTCTAAATATATTACGGAAGTAATTGATATTTATGTTGCCGGATTTTACACATACAAACAATATGGTTATGATGAAGACATGGGGGAGTATGATTGGGAAAATTATTATGATGGAGCCGAAAAATTAAAAAACCTATCTATATCAGAATTAGATAATATCATTAACGTACTCTCTAAAATAAAAAAATTTTAAATGAACCTACAAGAATCCATAAGAAGAGTATTAAGGGAAGAAAGATCCCTTAAAAGTGTTGTTAGAGATTTGGTAAAAAACAATGGGTTTTTAAGGGCATCAAATGTAATAGGTTCGTTAGAAAAAGTTCATAAAATACTTGAATTAAAAGGAACACAGGAAGATATGATGTTTATTGTTAATACAATATTAAAACACGATTTAAATGAACCAATATGTAACTTTGTAGTGTCAAAATGGTTTCATTCAATTAGAACTCTTGTTAATATTCCATTACGTGACCCAAACAATTTAGATGCGTGGATCAACAGAAGTATAGAAATTGATTTAGAAGAAAAAATTAGAGATATGGTTTATGAATTAGGAAAAGGAATAGTTAGAGGAAACGACATAAAAGTATCATCAGTATGGTGTTAATATGAACCTACAAGAGAACATAAGAAGAATATTAAAAGAAGAACTATTGAATGAATCAAAATTCTTTCGTAGAAGAATTGATATTGATCAGGTTAGTAGGTTACTTCCAGTAAACGCCGAACAAGTATATGGTGAAACAGAAAGTTATGAACAATTTAAATATGAATTAACTTTAAGAGCCGTGGAGGCAATTATGTGGAATGAATATGAATTGGGATGGGAAGATTTACCAGAACAAGAAGAGATAGAATTTGTAAAAAAAGTTTCCAACGTACTTGAGGGTAAAATTAAACAATTATATAAATTATATCATTAAAAAAAATGAACCTACAAGAATCCATAAGAAGAATATTAAGGGAAGAAAGAAAGGAAGTTTTCAAAGAGAAGTTATTATCAATGATAAAAAATGAGGGGACAAAATTTGCGGCGAATTTGGTGGGAGGTATGGATAATCTGTTCAGGTTTTTAGATATACATAATCCAATACAATTCTTGAAAATATTCAAAGGATTAAATATTGAAATTGATGGTAATGATATATTTTATAAAACAGATGAAGGAGTCATTCAATTTGTTCTTAATGAAGAAGATTATGGGTATATAAAATTATATGTGGGTAGTAGAATACTTGAGGGGGTTAGTCATTTTTATAGAAACGAATCAGATAGATCATCAACAATAAAGCTATGGTTCAAAAATGAATATAACATTAAAGGGGATATCCGAAGGGCACTCTATTTTTTACCAAGCGGGGATATAATATATGCGGATTAAAAGATGAAAGAAAGAATTAGACATATATTAAGAGAAGAAAGATCAATTCAAAATAGAGTTATGACTATGATCAAAGATCTTGGGGTGGAAAAGACATTTCAAATGGTAGGTGGTTTTGATAATTTTAAAAAAATAATGAATATTGAAACACCAATGGATTACCTACATCTATTTAATGGAATGACACCAATAGAATCAGAAGAAATATCTGGATTGTATAAATATCCATATAAAGAAAACCATAACCTGATGGTTTTTAGTTATATAGTAAATAGACTTTATATTGATGATGCTAAAATAGTGGATGTTCTAAGAGATGATTTTGAATTAAACAATAATGATACAATAAATTACTTATATGATTGGTTGGGTCAGGAATATAATTTAAAAGATTTTATGATTATCTCCACAACGTCAAAGCATTTAAATGAAATTAAATAATGAAAGAAAGAATTAGACATATATTAAGGGAAGAGCAAAGCAGAGAAGAAAGACTCAGATCAAGGATCATCTCCATTATTAGAGGTGCGGGACTTTCCCAAGCAATAAGTTCGGTAGGAGGGGTTAATAATTTGATTAGAATATTGGGGGTAGAAAACTCAATGAAATTTCTCAATTTGTTTAATGATATGGATGAGATAATTTTTGTTGATGAATATGATGATGAGTATACATTATTGAGATTCAGGGAAGGATTAAACTATTTTGCCCTAACGGAGGAAATGAATGATGGTGGAACATTATTTATGTCCAATGATATTTTAAAGGTAATAAACACTATGGAAAATGGTGATCATTTCTATATTTTACTGTGGATTAAAATATGGATCAAAAATCAATATGGGATAGTCCCAAAAAACATCTTTACAACTGATGGTGGAGATTTAGAAACGATGGGATAATATGAAAGAAAGAATTAGACATATATTAAGGGAAGAAACCAATCCGAAACAAAGGATGGTAATAAAAACCATTAATGATGCTGGATTCATTACCGCAACAAAGATCTTCGGTGGGATAAAAAGAATACTTGATATAATAGGGGATGATTCACTAACCAAACGATTAAAAATAAAAATTATAAGTGATCTTGTATATAATCACGATGATAATAACATTTTAATTCTATATGATATGTACGAAACCCCAATAGTATTAACAGATACTGATGAAACACTTAGTCAAATAGAAGGGTTATTTTCTCATTATGTTTCAGTATATTATTATGGTGGACGGGAACGGGAACAAGTTACAGCTGGACGATATATGGGATACGACGAATTATCTGATGAGGTAATTTCAGAAATATATGATATGGTTATTAACTATTATATAAAATATTATCACCAAACTATTTAATAAACTATAATAGTATTAGAATTTTTTTTGTATATTTGTTGTTATAAACATGTAAAAAATTATGAAACAGAAATTAGAAACAATAAATCAATTGGAGATTGGAACACTATTGTACAATTACGATTTTGGTAACTATAAAGTGTTAATGCTTGATAAAGAAAATATTGAGTTTGAGATTGAAATTATAGATAACTTACCAACAAACTGGTATGAGATAATTAACCAAAAGAACGCTAACGGAGAACTAAATATTTTTAACGGAAATTGGTTTATTGTAGATGAAGAACAATAATAATTTTTTATTGTTTATAACGTCCGATGATAAACAATCGTTTTAATGTTGTTTATCATTTGTTATAAGTTGTATTATTTTTGTTTAACAATTAAAAAATGAACTATGTTTGAATGTAAAAAATGTAAAAGTACAAATGTTGTTTCTAATATGATAGAGACAAATATTGAAAGTGGTAATGATTTTTATAAAGATAAAAACTTTGGGAAAGTGTCTATGATAATACAAGTTTGTTGGTGTTCTGATTGTGGAGAACAGCATAGTTCATCAATATTAAATATATCTGAACAAAAATAATATTACTTATAACGGTTGGGTATATGTGAAGTACCTTACCACAAGACAAGAATAAGGTTGACCTGATTGCAATAAAAAATATTAAATGATGGAGATCAATAAGACATATAATGAGAGTTGTTTAACTACAATGAAATCAATGCCAAATGATTTTATTGATCTAACAATAACTTCGCCACCATATGATGAAATCAGAAATTACAACAACAGGGTGGGAAAAATAAGTGATGATCACAATGGGTATTCATTTCCGTTTGAGCAAATATCAACAGAATTATATAGGGTTACCAAAAAAGGTGGAGTTGTTGTGTGGGTTGTAAATGACAGCATGGTTAATGGATCCGAAACATTAAATTCATTTAGGCAAGCATTATATTTTAAGGAGATTGGGTTTAACGTTCACGACACAATGATCTATAGGAAATTAAATCCTATGCCAAATTCGGGGACAAGATATCAACAGATGTTTGAGTATATGTTTGTGTTCTCAAAAGGTAAACCAAAGACAACCAATATAGAACTCAGGGAGAGAAGTAATAAATGTAATGATAAGAGAACATATAGAAAGAAAAAGTTCTCAAGAAATCAAGACGGAGAGTTTAATGAGAATGATTACTTTGTTAAGGAGATGGTTCCTGAATATAATATATGGGATTTCTATGTGGGTGGTGGTAATACAACAAATGATAAGATTGCATTTAAACATCCAGCAATATTCCCTGAAGAATTGGTAAGAAGACATATAATGAGTTGGTCAAATGAAAATGATTTAATATATGATCCGTTTATGGGAAGTGGTACAACATCAAAAATGTGTATACTAACAAACAGAAACTATATTGGTTCAGAGTTATCCAAAGAATATTGTGATATAGAGACTGAAAGATTATCGTTAATAGATAAGAAGACTATAGGATAAAATCATTCATTCCATCCTACCGTTCGTAAACTCACTACGGATCTCATTCATAATTTAATCCTATACTCTTATATCCCCCCTTTTTTTTAAATCACCCCACTTCGTTTCGTTCTCCCCATCTTTAATGAAGGGGGTGTTATTTACCCTCGTCTTATGAACAAGGTCGTTACTTACCCCCATTTATTCAGAAGACAATAGAGTAACAGATCAAGTTGTTCTATATTATATTCATTTACATATAATTTCATTATTTTGTGGTGAATTATATGTAAGAACATATAATGTTGTTCGTTTGTGATTTACCATGGGGATCATAAATGATTATTTAAATAAATCAGTTTTAAGGAACTATTTAGTATGTTGTTTAGGTGTCTTATTATTGAAGGGAGAAATGTTGTGAGGGACACTATAACCCACATAAAGTGGGGGTTGAACCTCCTTTTAGTCGGGTTGAAGAGATTAACCTAACGTCCTAAAGGACTGTCCACCGCTCTACAGGTATAACTATATATTTTTTGCTGGAATTTATATATAGTTAAAAAAGTGGTTTTCTTGACCCCTACAGAGGGGAAAAATTGACGCCAGACATATTGTCAGGTACAATTTGTCAGGTTTTTTTGGTTGATTGTGGGAAGGAGTGGGAAGGTTAAAACCCTGTGAGGGGATTGTGTCGTGTTTAACTCACGACTGACATTTTGACAAAAACAAGTTTTTTAACATAAAGTTATTAACAAAAATCCCCACTGATGGGGTTAACAAATGTAAATTATGAAGGAATTATTAGATGAATTTATATGTACGATAACCAAGGAAAACCGTACTATTACTCTGACATACTGTCATCCCACTTTTCCCCACAGTGGAACTTGTATATTTGAGACACATATAATGAAGGGTGTATCCAAACCAATTGTTCAGAACTTTATTATTATGACGGGATGTGATATGGGGGATGTGATAGAATACATCTATCAGAAGAGAGGATTATCGGAGAAAGATTTCAACGAGGTGAATATGTTAATCAGGGAACATTCAAGAATCAAAGTTGAGCAGGTGGATCAAGATCCTGATCTGTAATGATATGTTTTCTAATGAATGAAGATAGTTTTGACTTGGGGAAGTAGTTGATAATAACACTACAGATAATAATGGGGATGAATATTAACAACAACATTCCAATAAACATAAGTGTGGTAGTCCAAATCATATAATAAAGATACGAATAAATCTTTATCTTTTCAAGTAGTACCATATATTTATTATAAGATGTCTTTGTTCCCCACGTAGGGAATTAATCATTCAGTCGCAGTAGCACGTAAAGCTTGAGAAGATATCCAAACCAAAATAAAAATGTCTTGATCCCCAATTAACGATGGGGAATTTCTTGTGCTTATATTTTTATAAAGCAGGCTGCCTCTGATTAAGCTTCAATGGTTGTTCCCCACAGCCCGACTTAACTGATCCCTCAAGTGTCAATACAAATATACGGATAATAATTGAGATAACCAAAGAACAATATATTTATTTTTATATATTACTTATGAAAATTAATGACAAAATAATAGACAGGATCCTGAAGTTAATGAAGGTAAAGTATCCATCCATTGTTGATATTAGATATAGATACATAAACTTTAGTCACAATAAAGATAAGGGTCTCCATTTCTTTACATTCTATTATGATATAGAAAAGATAGAGGATATGTTCCCCGAAGCAATTGTTAATCTTGAATATCTAAAAAATAATGAAGACGGATCCAACCTACCAATTGAAGCCTTCTATGGTTACTTTAATGTTTGTGATGGGAGACTATATGAGTACGGAACCAACATAGTTAAATTGGCTGAGGCATTAATAAATTCTGTGAAGAGGAGTGATGAACATTACACCATTAGATTTATTAATACTAATTCATATTATAATTAACCCCAATCATTATGTTTACATATGTGAACTGATAGGGGGGAGGTATTATTTATCAACATATGTTAATAACTTATAATCCCCTCCCTCAGATCTTGGCATACCCCCTTATTGGGGATCATACCCCTCCCCCCCTCCGTATGCCCCCCATATATGACATTCTGACAGTCAAAAAGGGGGGACAATCCCTTAAACAAAGTATTCGTAAAAAAAATTCTGGAAAAATTTTTGGGAAAAAATGAAAACTATTTTCCCCATACTAATGGGTGGGTATATTTATCTTATATGAAAAAGATAATAAAACTTACAGAGTCAGATTTAACTCGTATTGTTAGGAGGGTTATTCAGGAAGGTCAATATGATAACTTAATAGATTCATCTCAATTTGAGTATAGTGGTAAAAGTGAATATAAACCATTATATGATTTATTAATTAAAAACAATTTTGAGTATTTGACAAAAAACGATGATATGGATTTATACCTCTTTAAAAAGTCTGATTACCACGTTATGGTTGGGATAAAAGAATCATACGATATAAATAAAATAATTTTACTTATTCATATTATTAGTAAAAGAGGTAGAATTAATTATTTGGAGGAACTTTATGGTAAACCGGGATTAAAGTTATCTGATAATGAGAAAACAAAGATAACCCGTCTTATAAAGGGGGCGATAGAATTTGGTGATTCAAAAAAAATGATTAAGGAGAACCATGGGGATAGATTTTCTACGGTTACACATTACATTGATATGATAGAAGATGTATTGGATAATTATGATTCTATTGATTGTGAAAACATCAATAAGAAATATGAACGTTTCTACTGTGATAATATTAGTGAGTTTTCAAAGGAGAAGATAGAAAAAGTGTTGGAAAAATTTAAAAAAGAAAAAATAGAATTGATGTATAACGAATTTAAGGGTTCAGGTTTATTTGGGGGTTAATCTCCAATAACAATTATTAATACTGACCCACCCTCATCAGTGGGGTTTTTTTATAATATGTAAAGTAAACTCCTTCTAATCTGTAAAACACAACCCCCTCTTTTAATTGACCCCCAAATACTGAAAAAAATTTTCATAAAATTTGGGTATTTATATTATATGAAAATTATTATCACCGAAAATCAATTATATAATTTAATCCCCACTGAAATTAAAAGAAGGACTAATATCGGTGATATGGAGATTATTGATAAACTGATTAAACGACATTATAAAGCTAAAGGTAATTGGTTTCATAGCAATACTTTTGAGGATTATTTTAATACAGTTGTTTTAGGTGTGATTAGCACTTTTATACATGATTATAAAGATCTGGATGTTGATGATGACAATTGGTTTAGAAATAGAAATGAGTTGGTACAAATTTTTCAGGGACTTGTTCCCTATTTAAAAAAGAAATATTATAATGAAATGAAAAAGTATTATAAAACAATGAAATCATAATTTCCATAACATCACCCCCTTCTCTAATTTATCCCCCTATATCTAAAAAAAATTCTGGAAAAATTTTTCATAAATTTGGAGTATTTATCTAATATGAATCAAAAAAGATTGAATTCCGTATTAAAGGTTGTCAGATCCAAATTTCCGTTTATCACTGGTTTGGATTTTTATGAGAAAATAGGAACACCAAGATATTTGTTTATTTTTAATTTTGACATAGATATTCTTCATAATATGTTTCCCGATGAAAAACTTGATTATAATTATATTGTAAGTCACGCTAGAGTTCCCAACATTTCCCATATCTTTGATGATTACCTTTCTTTTGGTGATGATCTAAATAGAATAACCAATATGTTAATAACCTCAATTAGTGATAATCAATCATATAGAATCTTATATGAACATTAAATATCCCCATTCTTCAGGAGTGGGGTTTTTTATTTTCTGCCTTTTGGTATATTTTTTTATAACCCGTTCCCGACTTCGTCGGATTTTTTTATTCTATATTTGGATATATTTATTTTTATATGAACGAAAGAGTATTAAATAATTTATTAAGGTTGGTGAAAGCCAAGTATCCTTTTATTATTGATTTGAAATATTATAATATGAATGATTATAAAAAATTTTATGATCAGGTGGTTGACCGACAAGTAGGTATGAATGAAGCGGAACATAACTTTATTTTTGCTTTTGATCTTAAGATGTTACATGATATGTTTCCTGATTATAGAATTGATAAGTATTTTATTAAAGACAATCGTAATATTCTTACTCTCCCCACCCATGCGTTTATTGAATCAGATGAAACGCAAAGTTATGGTAGAGAGGTTGACAATATGATTCAAATTTTAATACAGACCATAATCAAATATGATGAGGATCGTAGAACCATTTATAAGGTAAAGACATAAGATATATGAATGAAAGAATATTAAATAACTTATTGAAGGTGGCAAAGGCCAGATATCCGTTCATTATTGATATAGAATATTATAATATGGAGGATAGTCCATTTTATAGTACATCGGATCATAATTTTGTTTTTGTTGTTGACGTTGATATAATCCATAATATGTTCCCTGATGAAGAGATTGATTATTACTATATTAAACAAGAGATTCGGGTTCCAAACATATCTCATATATTTAGGTATTATGGTACAATGATTGACTATGGTAATGATGTGAATAAAACAATTGATATCTTAATTGGCGTTATTACCAGATATGATGAAACCGCATATAGAATGTATAGACCAATAATTAAAAATTAATATGAACGAAAAATTATTAAAGAACATACTTAGAGTTGTACATTTGAAGTACCCTTTCATTATTGACTTGGAATATAAAAAAGATATCGCAATTGCAAGATGGTCGTATGAAAGAAAACATAATTTTTTCTTTATTATTGATCTTGAACTTCTTCGTGATATGTTTCCCAAATATACAATTGATTTTGATTTTATTAAGCGAGGGATGTTAATGAATCCAATGTTTGTATTTAATGAAGCAGCCGGAGGTAATGACGTATCTGAATATGGGGGAGAGGTAAATAGGATTATTGATGTGCTTGTCCAATCCGTTGTTAAATATGATGAAGAATATGCTGCCGTATATAAGGTTAAGACATTGGATATTCCATTTCTTGATATTTGATATTTATGAAAAATTGAGATATTTATAACTAAATAATTATATTATGAAAAATTTATTAAATAATTTATCCGAAGAGGAAAAAAACTCAATAAGAGAACAACATACCGGGGGTATGAACTTAAATATCAAAAACTTTAAAGGGTTGGTTGAACAATCTTAGGATGATAATTCTCCTTTGGATACACACGGAATATTTGAAGATATTGGGAAGAAATGGATGATGAGGAATTACAGAATTCTTTTGAGCAAATCTGGGTTATAATAAATTTTCGCGAGTAATGAAAGAATTAAATAAACATATATAAAAGAAAATTATGAGTAAAGAAATGAGACAACACATAGACAATTTTAGGAACTTCCTAATAGAAAATTCAAATAAAAAATTGAATACGTCTGATGTTATTTTTAGTGAATCAAAAATATCAACTTTTGAGGGAAAAAACCTTGATGAAATTTTATTTGATATAAATAAATGTAGTGGAGAAGAGGGAATGAAAAAACTTGTAAAGATGCAAAGTAATTGGAGTAATATGAACAAGTCAAATAAAATGAGAGGTAAAGTTCTAAAAGCAATCAAAAATAGGTTGGAGGATATCGGTTTTTAACTAGTTGAATGTCACAAGTATAGATGTAATTAAATGATGAAAGAAAAAACTATTTGAGATCAATAATATCTTTTTGTCAGGATTTATTGGGCAATTCTGAATTTGACGATAATTTGGAGGAATTATTTGGTGGGGAAATTGAGGATTATTATGATAATGCAGATTGTAGTGAATACGAAGAAGAATATTTAAATTGATAATTATTAAAAATTGAGATATTTATAACTAAATAATTATAATTATGAAAAATTTATTAAATAATTTATCCGAAGAGGAAAAAAACTCAATAAGAGAACAACATACCGGGGGTATGAACTTGGATATCAAAAACTTTAAAGGGTTGGTTGAGAATAAACTTGGTAATGTTAACCCACTGGTTGAACAATATGAGGATGATAATTCTCCTTTGGATACACACGGAATATTTGATGATATTGAATATGATTTAATGGGAATGTCTGATGATGAAAGAAAAAACTATTTGAGATCAATAATATCTTTTTGTCAGGATTTATTGGGCAATTCTGAATTTGACGATAATGACGGTGATGATTGGGAGCCAACTATTGGGGATCTTTGGGGGTCATTGAAATAAAATGAAAAAAATATCATTATTATGAAAAAAATAGTAAAACTTACCGAAAGAGATCTTACAAGAATTGTAAGACGTGTGATTAATGAGGGTTTATATGGTAAATCCAATATTATTATTGAACAATCAACCAATAGTGGTAATGAATTGGAAAAAATATTAATTTCTAAATTTGTGGATGAAAATCAACCAAGAATAGGTGTGGAATATAAGGATCCATCAATTAGAGATGATTTTTTTAATGAATATAGTAGTGAATATCAATCTTGGTTAGCAAAAAATGGATTTAAAATGTCCGATATCAACTTAGAAAGTGGTGTGGATCAGAGTAGACTAAGTCAAATTTCCAACCTAATTAAACAAAAAGGTTGGGATAGAGCGGTTGCGGCAAAGAAGTTAGATATGTCAAAACAACAAGATAAAATAAATACCACCAACGATAGAACATACGATTATAAATTATCTAACGGAAAATATTATTATAGTCTAAAGGGTCAAAATAAATGGGTTGAAGCAAAAGGAAAAGGTCTGGAACACATTAAAACTAAAATAAAATTTTAAACCCATAACCCCATCTTTTACAGGTGGGGTTTTTTTATTTTACAAAGTATTTATCTAATATGAAAATTACCATAACCGAAGCTCAATTGGGTTTGATTAGAAGAACCTATGAATTGGAAGAAATTGTTCTAAGGGTTATTAATGATATAAGAGAATTTATCAAGGCGGATATATCGTATATTAGACCTGATAACTTTGGGGTATATGAGTCGTGGGTTGTTAATAGAGTATCGGAAATATTTAAAGAAAGATACCCAAATATTGACTATAATAGGATTGATTTTTTGATCTTTGTTTCAGGACAATTTAATAAGGAGATTAGAAAAGGGTACAATAAAGTAAAAAAGAAAAAATGAAAATAATTATAACGGAAAATCAAACCAAGTTCATTAGGAGATACCGAGAAATAGAAGAAAAAATTTATAGATATTTGTTAGGTCATACTATTTATCGTATTGATAGTGTTGATAACTTTTTAACTGAATTGGCTTGGGATGTTTCAAGTGATATCGTTAGAAAAATGAATATACCTGAAGAAGAATATGTTATGGTTAGAAATCAATTTATACAATTCATAAAAACCAATTTCTATCAGGAGTTAAAAGAATACTGGGAAAGAAACAGGTAATATTTATTATATATGAAAATCATTTTAAATGAGAACCAAAAAAAAGGAATTGTTGATCGTATTAAAAATATGATTGATGATTTGGGTTTGATACAATCAATAAAGTCGTTGGGTGGATTTAAGGTTTTTGATAAACTTATGCCTGATTATTTTGGATCAAACAGAAATAAGATCCAATTTATTGAGGATGCCGTTAGAAAAGAAGAAGCGTATGGTAGTAGGTTATTACATCTACATGAATTCGGATTAGATATATTATATGGTGAAGAAGAACAGAATGGTATAACTTATAAATCATATATTGAACAAATTGGTTTATCCAATTCTGGTATATCTAATGATGAAGGTTATGCTGTGATTGTTATTTACGAATATGATGAAGATGGAAATGCCTATGATGAATACACCGACTTATATGATGTGTGGTTGGATAGAATGTCCCCAATGTATATTAAAAAAATATTTAATACGATCTTTAATTATTATATTGAAACTGGTGAATTATAATATTTTATGAAAAAGTGTATTATATTACACTTTTTAATTCATTTTAAAAGAATTTTATCAATTTAAGATCTAATAGTGTATTATATTACACTTTTAAACGTAATCCCCACCTCATCAGTGGGGTTTTTTATTTTTAACCATATTTATTAATATGAGTGGTAATGAGATTCCAATATTTTTTAAACGCAGATTTCATAAAGGAGTGTTTGAAAATTATCTTGTTAAGATGTTGGAGGAATGGACATATAACTATAGATCACATTAAAAAATATTTGTAAATGAAATACATAATAACTGAAACACAATTTAAATTAAAAATTTATGATAAGTTTCTTGATATGCTTATAAATGAAACCAAAATATTTGGGGGTAAAAAATATAAGTATATGAAATATAATTATGTTGCCTTTATAAAATACCCTTTTTCTAAAGATGGGACATTTTACGACTTAGCCTTTAACAGCTCTGATGAATTTACGTTTACTACACCTGGTGGTTTTAGGATGGGTGAATGGGTTAAAATGATTGGTATTGATTATAGTAAATCTATGGAATTGTCATATTCCCTTTGGGAGGAGTATACGGATAGATTGGAAGAAAAGATAAAAAATTATATTGACGATTATATTAATCAAACAAAAAATACGATTACAGAATCAAGAGTTAATGAGGTTATTATAAACTATTTTAACCAAAGACTACATCCCGATTATGATGTTGGGTTTGAGCTTTATGATTTCTATCAGGATGAGATTAAAGCGTTTGGGTCATATACTTTCACGATAGAGGATCGTGAAGCGTATATTTATTTTGGTGAGTATGGTGGGTTTAAAAATAGATTATTAATTGAGGATTGGATTTATGATGACCTAAGTCAAAAATTCGGAAAGAAATGGATCCCACTTTTCAAAGAGTGGTTTGAAGAAAAAACGGGATTAGAAGTTTATCGTATGTTATTACCGGGAGAATATATTTAACTCAAATCTTTTTTATTATATTTATTGTTATGAATGAAAAATATCTAAATCAACTATATCGTTCTCTAAAACCAAGATATCCTTTTATTGTTGATATAAGATTGGAAAGAAATGATAATCACATTGTGGGTGAAGATTTGATTGTCATTTATTTTGATTTTAAGGAATTCGTTAAATTATTTCCTGATGAAGAAGTTGATTGGGTTTATATTGAGGAGGATCTTAAAATGAGATCTGGTTATATTGGAAAAATAACTCATATTTTTGCCGGTTATGATGACGAATATGAATATGAAAATGAGGAAGCCTATAATGTTAGTATTGAAAGATATGGGGATAACTTGGATGATATAATTAAAAGTATTTTGGTTAACGTTTTTAATCAGAAAGGTATATTTTACGTTAGGTATGTTGCCGTAAATATTCCCGAATAATTATAACTATTATCCCAGAAAAAAATTACATAAAATTCATGGGTAAAATTTTTATTCTCAAATATTTTACTATATTTGTAATATGAAAGAAAATTTTAAACTCAAGTGTGAGGAAACACTAAAAGACTTTAAGTGTCTTTTAAGTCGTTATAGGGAAGTTAAGAATGACGTTAACTTATACAAAATGTTTATGTCCCGAAATCGCAACCCATTATGGGATCTATCAAATTCTTCTGAATTGAGAACAGGTCTAAAATCAAAACGAGTAATTGAATCAAATGTTAAAGGTGTTGATGATCATTTCATACAAAGATCAAAGGCGATGAAAAATATTTTCTTTGAGTTGAATAATAATCCTGATATGAGTCTGGATTCATTTATAGGTTTATTAAGGAAATATTCCTCAACGGTGGAGCTAACAAAAGAAGAACACGGTCGTGTTACAGGTTTATCTCGTACTAGAGATGTCTTGAACTATCAACTTTATACCGAATTGGGAATTGAAGTTGATGGTTTGGATAAATTACTAATTGAAAATAACATTCCTTTTTAATACATTTTATATATGAAAAATCTAACAATTTATTTTATTAATGGTGTTCTATCTGTTTTGGTGATCTTAATTTCTTTGAAATACCTGTTCGTATCCTTTTCTGAGGTTAGTTATTTTGGGGTCTTTATTTGGTCTCTTATTATTTCTATTGAGACCGATATGTTAATATCAAGACACAAAAATTTTATGAAGTATTATCCTTATTTTGAGGATAAATGGCTTTGATTATTTTAGTAATGATATGAACCCCACCTATGTGGGGTTTTTGTATTTACAGGATATTTATATTTATGAAATTTATCATAAGTGAATCCCAATATAAAATTCTTAAAGAATCTTCCAAAAAAACTAGAAGTGAAAAATTGATTTTATCGTTATATAATCAGGATAAAACTATTGGAATGATAAAAACAATTACCGGTTTTAACTTGAATTTGATAATAGAAACATTAAAAGATGTTTTTATTATTGAAAACTTTAATTGCCAGCAAATGAAAGATTTGTTTTATCATTATATCTTCGGTAGTGAATTAATAAAAAAGAGTTATACGTATAATGATGGATCTATGGTTGATGTTTTTTATCACCATTTTGATGGGACATTATCATTTAATTATTATGTTGAGGATAGATGGGTTAGTGGTTATGCGACATTTTTATATGAAGGTGAGTGTGAGATACCATTTGATGGGTCTTATTATGGTAATATTATTAAAGGAAAACGTTTTGGGGATTCCACATACTATGATTATAATTTAGACTCTATAAACCTTTTCCGTGTAGGAAGATTTAATAAAATTAAAACAATTAGCGATCTAATCAACTTCTTCAATAATGATTATTATGAATTAATAAAACCAAAATTAAGTATTACGGATAAATTTTATCAAGAATTAAAATAATTATATAAAGATATGAAAATAATAACATTAACGGAGGCGGATATATCAAGAATCATTGATAGAGTTATTAATGAATCTGAAGTTGGTTATAATACACTAAAAATGGCGTATGATAAACTATCAAAAAAGTATCCAACGATTGATATAAAATATGATGAGGGAACCAAAGAATTTAATCCTTTCATATATATTAAATTAGATGAAACTATTGGTGATGATGATAAGGTTATATCTCAAGGGTTATTAATTGAACTAAATAAAAATGATCAATTTGAGATTTTTTATGATGATGGATATGATGATGAATTGTGGGACGATTGGTCTGAATTTATTCCTAATCTTAATAGTGTTAAAAACTTAATACGTGCGATTGAGTTATATATGGATCAAAATATGATTGAGACTCAATATGATTTATTACAAAAAAGTATTAAAGAAGGTATGTTTATTGATCGTAGGATTGAAGATGATATCCTAAATGATTTGATGGATATTGCAATTAAATCGGATCCTAATAACCCAAATAAAACAAAATGGGACGACATAAGGAAATCACCAGATAAAAGAAAAATTTTTAATATTTTTAAAGGACAAAAATTTTTAGAACCATTATGGAATGCGGTGGAAATCTCAAATGAATGGTGTACAAATAAAAAAGATGAAAATTTTACCCCATCAAAATCTTGTATTGAAATAAACGATTACTTCAATTGTGAAACAGACTCAATATTATCAGGATTTATGGGTATATTTGGAAAAAGATGTAGAGGATAGATAATTTATTATTATTTCCTTATTAAATAAAATAATTATATTTAAATTATGGACAACAACAAAGTAAAGGCAGATTTGTATGGTCAACTATTGAATGAACATACAAGATTATCAAATCAAATCTCATCAATTAAAGGCGAATCAATTGATCTAAACGATAGACAAAAGAGAGAAATTTATGAGTTACAACAAAGGCAACTCAAAATTATGAAACAACTTGAAAGTTTAATGAGATAATTATTAACCCCACCTTATAGGTGGGTTTTTTTGTTTATGATGATATTTATTATATAAATAAACTATTATGGCAAAGGCAAGAAAAGAAGGAAAACCAAAAAGAAATAGACAAAATTTGGTTAAAAATCTCATGAGAATGAAAAAAAATTATGACCTTATAAAGAGGATTGAAAAAGAACTATAATGGTTTAGAATAAACTTAAAATTTAAAAAAATGGATTTAAAAGAAGAACTCTTTAATGAGATGAAAAAAAGAGGACTATTAGAACAGGTTGATGATGAAAATGAAGAAGAATCAAAAGGTAAAACTTCAGACTTCGCAGAATTAGCATCAATATTACTACACTCACAAACACAATCACACATATTACATCTACAAACAGAATCATATGCTGAACATATCGCACTACAGGGATATTACGAAGGTATTGATCCTTTAATTGATGGGTTAGTTGAATCTTATCAAGGTAAGTATGGAATTGTTGACACGTACAAAAGTATGGATTTTGAAAAATGGAGTAGTACTGAATCAACCGTAAAATATATGAAAGATCTAAATGAGAAGGTTGATGGGTTGAGAGATTGTTGTAAAGATTCCTATTTGCAAAATCAAATTGATACGATATGTGAATTAATAAATTCAACATTATATAAATTAAGATTCTTAAAATAACAAAAACCCACCATCAGGTGGGTTTTTTATTTAATAAAGATTTGTTAACATTACCTTAACTAACTTATTGTATTATGTATGTAAGTATAGAATATGGAATCATTTATATTTATATTTGCACTATTATTCATTGGTATAACAATAATTAGGGATCGTAAGGAATATTTTAAATACAACAAAAGATAATTTGTATTATCTTTGTATTTATAGTTATGGAATTAACCAAAAAACAAAATAAAGCTTTTGAGATGCTTGCAAGGGGTATTAAAAGGAAATACCCATTTATTAAAGGTATTATGGTTAATGAAAATGAATATGATAAATTTGATCTGGTTCTTTTTGTTAAAATAATAATTGATTATGATAAGTTTTTTGAATATGCGGGAGACGAACATAAAAGAAATCAGTTGTGGGATAGGGAATCATTAAAAAGTTTTTATGATAGATACGGTTTCTCAACATTACTCCCATTGATTGATGATAAGAAGTACGGAATTAAATTCACTGAAAAAATGTCTAACGATTTAAATGATATCTATAATGCATTACCTGAAGATTATCAAATAAAATTCAAACCTGGATGGAGTGAAAATTTTTATACAGTAAAAATAGTTAGTATTGAACTTAAAATTGATGTAGAATAAAAAAAGGTGAGACATAATCTCACCTTTTTTTATTTAATTGATCCCAACAATCTCAAGATCAAAAATTAAAGTCTTATCAACCAAAGGGTGGTTTGCATCAATTACAATAACCTCATCCCTAACTTCAACAACTCTAACATTGACAGGTCCAGCAGGTGTATTTGCTTGCAACATATCACCAACATTAACTCCTTCAGGTACTTGAGTTTTTGCAACTTCATTAATCATCCCTTCATTCTTAAATCCATAAGCATTATCTGGAGATATGTTTACGGTTTTCTTTTCTCCAACTTCCATTCCAAGTAGACCTTCTTCAAATCCTTTAATTAGAGTACCTTCACCCAATTTAACGGTAATTGGTGTTCTACCTTCACTTAATGATGAATCAAAAACGGATCCATCTTCCAATTTTCCTGTGTAATGTACCGTTACTACATCACCATTTTGTACTTTTCCCATATTTTTATTTGTTTTCATAAGTTTATGATTAATTTATGGTATTGTAAAATGTTTAATTGATATTTATTTCATATGAGAGATATTATTCGTAAGGTTTTATTGGAAAGTGAGTATCTAAAATTAAAAGAATATGCCAGAAAAACTTTATTTAAGTTGTGGGATAAGCAAAAATCTTTAGGTATAAAACCTAAAATTAATTCCGCCTTAAAACATACATTTAAGCTTGGTGAATATGATTTAAATACGATATTAGTTGATTGGTATGGTGGAGTTGATAAAGTATATTCAAAAATTAAAAATAAATTAGTAAATAAACACTTAACTACAGATGATTTAAGAAATTTAGAGATCAATGTTGGTGGATACGAATTCAGTTTTAGAATAAAGGAAATGAGTCTTCGCAATACCCAACAAGGTGGGGTTGAGATTATTGCCGTTATGAAAATTATTGATGGTGGGGTTGAGTTAATAACAACAGGTGACTGGTTGGATTTAACTGACATAGAATCAATAGATGATGAAATTAGATGGGAGATATCCTATGAGATAAAAGATTTGGTTAAGGAATTAATAGATTCAGTTGCTAAAGAATATGGGTTTGGTTCATATTTGGATCACATAACAATACACATATGAAAACACCATTAAATAAAATAGTTAGACGAGTTATAAAGGAAAGTTTATTTTATACTCCATCAGATAAACTTAAATCCAAGATATTCAAATTATGGGATAAGCAAAAATCCATGGGAATAAAACCAAAAGCCAATTTGGCGTTAGCAAAATCAGTTGGTTTGGAACATTATGGATTATTAGAAGAATGGATCGTTGAGTGGTATGGTGGTTTTGATACCATATTGGAAGAAATAAAAAATAATTATGAAGGTAGAGTTCTTACAACTAATGATTTGGAGGATATGGGAATATATGTTGGTGAATATGACTTTACCTTTAAGATAGTAAAAATTTCAGAAGTTGATAGGGATAATTCCTTTGAAATAAAATTTCAAATTTTAGATGGTGAATTTTTTGATGATGGACATTATTATAGTCTACTTTACATAGATGAAATTCCTGATAATATTTGGAATGAGGTGTATACGGATATTAGGGATACGATACAGGATATGGGATATAAAATATGTGGTAAAAATTATAGTTTTAGTCCTGACGAGATTTATGTGGAACTTTTATAAAAACAAAGTATTTATATGTATGAAAAATGTGTCAAATAACATAATAAAAAAAGCACTAACTAAAGTTATCAAAGAAGAATTTGAATTTGATGATGAAAATTCATTTAGTGTTGAGCCAGAAGTTGGGAAACAACCAAGGGAAGTTCAGATCCAAAAAATGTTTGGTAAATATGAAGAACAAATACCAAATGATGTTTTAAGGTATATGAGAAAAAATCCTCAATTAATAATGAACAGATTAGTTCGTATTTATGGTGATAAATTTTTGGATTATGCGGAAAATGCATATATGAATTATATGAAAAAATGAAATTCTTAATTACAGAATCCCAATATAATAGAATAATTGAGAGTCAAGAAAAAACTGACTCAATATTAGATAAAATGTCTGATGGTGGTTATGAATCATTAACTATTGATGAAAAGAGATATTTAAAAAATTATTCTGATTATATGAATAAGGGAGGAAGACCTGATGAGTTTGTGGATCCTACCGAAAAATATGATGAAAGAGAAGGTGAGGTATTCACAGATTATATTTCTCGTTTACCTGTTCAGTTTACGTTTAGTGAAGAATCAACTGATGGTGATAACATTTATTATTATGGTGAACTTAAATTTGATGGAGATGAATATTTGGGGGTAATTATTACAAACTTAAACGGGTATTTCTTAGATTTTGATTTTTATAGTGTATTATCAGATGAAGACGTTAGATTGAAAGATAAAATTCAAGCGATTGAACACGAATTTAGTATGTTTTTTTCTGAAAATGTTATACCTCAATTACGTGGAGAATGATTTTTTTATAAAACCAATATATTTATAGATAAATAATTAAAAAACAAAAAAATATTATGAAAAAAGTTATAAGATTAACGGAAAGTGAATTAACAGACCTAATAGAAAGAATTATTACTGAAACTCAGCATATGGATATGGAAGAAGGTATGCATGGTGAAATGGAAGAAGGTATGTTTGGTCCTGGAAAAGAAGAACTTGAGGAACTTAAAACAGATCTAATTAGAAGAATGGAAGACCTTTTGGAAGAAAACGGTCTTGAGGAAGAAGATCTTATTAACTCAATTGAGTCAGTTTTAGAGAAGGCTAAAGACTCTAATTATAGAGGTGATGTTAGAATCACAACAACTTCAAAAGGAATGCCAATGTTTAAATTTGAGGCAGAACCAAGTAGATTTCACAAATCTAAATTCTATAAAAACATTATGGAACCAATGGTCGGAGGTATGAAAAGTGGTCATAGTTTCGGAGGTGGATACAAAAAATAATAAAAAGGGACTTGAGTCCCTTTTTTTATTTCATGTCCTCAATAACTTCATGCATAATAACATATGCATTATATGACATCTTGTAAAACTTTAGATAATTGTAAGATCGGATTATTTGTTGAATAAAAACAAGAGAGGCGATCCCAAACCCAATTGTTACAAATGACCCAAATACAGGATTCATCATATGAATAAACATCATAGACAGAAAAAACACAAAACTATTGATTGAGAATCTCAATTTAGATTTAAATTTCTCAACACTAACAGACAAAGACTTCAATTTTTCCTCTTTTGAACACATAACTATCTTGTTTTAAATAAATATACTACAAATATAACACAATTATTCCTATCTGCCAAATATTTATTAAGTATGAAAATAATAATTACAGAAGAACAAAAAAAAATTATTGAGTTAATGATGGAAGTTGAATCAATTGAACCATCAGGAAAAGCGGTAAAGAATATTTGTGATAGTGAAAGATTCTGTAATGCTCAAGGTAAAATAACATTCGGACAATTAAGAGCTTTAGTTGAGGAATCAAGAAAAAAGAGATTAGCTCTTTTTGTTGGTGAAGGCGGATTTAAGGCAACAATCAGACTAATACCGTGGTTCATACCCCAACTCATATTTGCAGGCGTATTCGGATCGGCAATAAGAGCAATAAATAAAATAGTTAGACCGACATTAGAAGAAACATCAAACTATAAAACTTGGTGGGGTAAATCAGTATTAAGAGCTTTTAATATTGCAGAAGGAGAATTAGGTATTAAAGATCCTTTGTCAAAAATATTCTTTATATCTGATGGTTTAATGACAATGATGGAACCAAAGTATAAAGTACAATTTGCCAGATATATTTCAGAATTGGCGAGTGAAATGCCTGACGATGAGGAAGTTCCAGAATATTTTGTTGAGAATGAGTTGAGAACTTGGGTTAATCGTAAATTCTTACTCAACCCACCATTACCACCTAAAATATAATTTTTTATTTTGTTATCCTAAAAGTTTACCTATCTTTGCATTAAAATAACAAAATGAAAAAGTACAAACCACTTAAAATACCTAAAGATTCGGCATGGGAAAGAAAATCAATAAAAAGATATTTCCCATCTTTCATTTATTCATTTTTTACTGGAATAAAAAATATAATTAGGTGGATCCCAACTTTATATAAAGATAGAAATTGGGATGATTCATACATATTCACCATTCTACAAAAAAAAATAGAACTACAAAGAGAAGAACTCGTCAATGCCAATCGCCATACACGTATTGCAACCGATAATCGTGATATGACAATTGTATTAAATCTAATTGAGAGGGTTAAAACAGAATTTTATGAAATTGAATATCTTGATTATGAAGAATCCAAAATTGTTTTTTCTGAAATTCCGGGAAAACACAATTCAAAAGGGTTTGATATTGATGTAATAAGTAATCGTTATGATGATTTCATTAATAAATACCCATCTACTGTTCGTAAAATTTTAAAACTAAAACCTAACATTGATAAACGAACACTTTGTCATTATATCTCAATATATAATCAGCAAAAAGCACAAAATCTACTTTTTAGAATATTAAATGAGAGAATTAGATGGTGGTGGGATTAATCTTTAAACTCTACCGTTGAAATAACTACAGCATTTTTAATTTTTCCTATTATTGGTAAACTTTCGTGGATAAGAAAGTCAATTCCGTGGGGATGAGACTCTAAATATAGATTAGGATCATCCATAATAATCTTAACATTAATAATATGTGATTTTTTGGTAATAATCCAATCAATTTTTTCAACTATAATCTCCGAATTTGATCCATATAACAAATCTTTATGTTCTTTTAATGCTCTATTTAGAATTATCTGTAAATGACGCTCCATATATGAAAAAATAAACCCAATAAATGGTAAAATAAAGGTATTGTTTACTCAAAATCACATTTTAACTCAGTTATGAACACTATTTATTGATATAACCGATTTATTCCATTTTAATAGACTCCTTTAATAACGATTTTTCGTTTAACACATAATATTGCGGATCCTAAACAGGATAAATAAACATTTTAACCCCAAAATAATGAACATTGAGATAATAGTTGGTCTTATTACACCAATATTGATATTTTCTATCTTTTTTTATGTAAAAAACAGTAAAAAACGTTGATTAAGATGTAAATTAATCGTATTTTTTGTAAAAACATACAAATATGATACTATCAATAGCACTAATATTCTTTTCTTTAGTTATTTTAACCATTTTTATTGGTTTTTACCTGTGGTGGAAAAAATATGGTAAAGAAATGTTTAATTTGATCAAAAATATGAGTAAAACACCTCAATTTCCTTTAAATAATAGGGATTTAATGAAGGAATTACAAAATTTTGGTGATTTTTTTAAGAAAAAATGAAAAAAACAACTAAATCTGACTTTGAATGGGTCATAAAGGTGTTAAAATCAGTAAAAAACACCGATCAACTACTAATTTGTAGTGAATTATTCAATAATTTCATTAAAAAACACCAAAAAACGATGAAAAAACACGATATTTTGGAAAAAATGTTCACTTTTGATCATGAAATGACCAAAATTAGACGAAATTTGGTTAAAAATTAAGTATTTTAGGGTAAAAATACCCTAAAATACCCCCTAAAAAAGGTCATTTTTTAGGTTTTTTCTGTCTAATTTCGGTCTCAAAAGGCCCAGAAGTGGTCTTACTTGTGTCGTATTTATAGATAATTGTACAATCATCAAATTCATAAACTCTCTCATATTTCTTATGAGCCACCTTGTTTTTAATGTTTTTATCTTTCATAATACAAAGATAACATTTTTTTTAAATAAAAACCCCTCTTTTGGAGGGGAATTAAAAAAATAATATGAAAAAACTAAATTGAACCTCTTTATTTGAACTTATTTTTTGTGAATTTATCAATTGAGGTCAGCCCTAACGCCCCAAATGCGAATAATGCAACCGCATCAACCAATGCATCTGAAGGTTTAATGTCTCCGTGAGTGAAAGTGTTTGCAACTAATGAGATCACTAATGCAACAACACATAACATACCGGCAATTCTTTTTGATGATACTACATCGTTCTCATCTGTAAACATTTCTCTAAAAAAATTTTTCTTCATAATTTTTGTTTTTTATTACTATAAATATTTACATTTTTTGTAAAAAACCTATATTACCTACCTTGTCCTCTATATGCCTTTGGTTTTTGTTCTTTAGGGCCATATTTTCTCTTTAATTTACCTACTCTTTTTTTACCAAAACTTTGTTTTAGTTGTGATGATGATGATCCTTTTGCCTTTGCCATTTTATTTATATTTTTAGGTTTATTTACAATAAATATTTTACAAATAAAAAAGGGACAGTAGCGAATTGTCCCTTTTAGATGTTGCCTTAACGACAACGGCCCTAATTAAAAATTATACACCTTTTATAAGGTTAATACATTGTTTTAAATACTCTTTTGTTCTTGGAGAAGGGGTATACTCATCTTCTCTAACTTGTAGGTTTAAAACCTTCTCAATGTCCTTAACTAATTCTGTTCCGTGTTCATTCTCTTTGTAAAGTTCAAGGATCTTATCCATTGCTTTATTACATTGACCACTTGTTTCATCATAATAGTTTTTATTTCTGAAACGATTTAAATTGTTCATCATTTCATATGCCAAATGTTCACCACCGTCCTTAACATCCTTAAATAATCTGATGTTGTTTAATATTCCTAATGTGTCAACAAATCCATTAACACCTCTATTTCTTTTAGAGATACCTGAAGAGTATCTACCAAAATCTTCAGAGTCCCCAACAATCTCATCTAATTGGATGACATTTTCAGGAATACATCTTGGTTTAACTTCTCTTTTTTTGGAGGAATCCATATTATCCTCTTTAATAATTTTATAAAGTGCTCTTTTAATATCACTTTCTTTTATTAATCTTTTCATAGTAAAAAAACTTTTTAAATAAATATCTAATAAACAATAAGTTTTATGGTATTTATGTATATAAATATATATTAATATGAATAAAATTGAACATATAGTAAAAAGGGTCTTAAATGAGTCTTTTTCACCAAAAAAAATGATGTTAACTGAAAATGTGGTTATATCTGATGACCTGTCCTATCATTTAAATAATGGAATTTCATTAACCGAAAATGTTTTCAGACCGTATTCTGATTCTTACTTTGATCTGGTTTGTGAGGTTAGAGATCTACACAATTTAGGTTTTATTCAATTAAGTAATAGTGATAAATGGTTAATTGAAACTGATTTAGGTAAAAGAGTAAAATTAAGTACCGGGGAGATTGTTTCTTTAGATTGTCCTTATCTAATGACAGAAGAAGAACTATTGTCTGAGGCTGAATATCAGGGTAAAAAAGTTAAGGTTGGATACCCTATGAGGAATACTGGTGGTGGAAAGAAATATAAAGTATATGTTAAAAATCCATCAACAGGTAAGATCAAAAAAATAACATTTGGAGATGTTAAAGGTGGTTTAACCGCTAAAGTGTCAAATCCTGAGGCGAGAAGAAGATTTGCAGCTCGTCATAATTGTAAAGATAAGAAAGACAGAATGAAGGCAGGTTATTGGGCTTGTAGAATTAATCGTTATGGTCATCTATGGGGTGGTAAAACATATGGAGGTTATTGGTGATTTATGAAATTAAATAAGAAAATGATTGATAGGTTAGAATTATCAATAAGAAAAATTATTGATAATTATGAGCCTTTTGTGTATGGAACAGATGATGTTGACTTTAAGTTTATTAAAATAGATCCGTATATTTTGTGGAACAGATTTCAATCAAATTACACCATAAATTTATTTTACATTTTTAATAAATTCTTATCATATCCCGCAAAAAATATGGCAAGGCAACACGGATTGGAATTAGTTAAAAGAATTAAAATGGTTTTTCCAATTCTTAAGAATGCGGATTATGATATTAATATGAAAACAAAAAATGAATATAAAAAATATGAGGACGAATTAATACCTCAAGTAAGAAAATTTCTACCTGAACAAAAAATGACAATTAAAGAAGAAAAATATACTGAAGAATATTTCCAAAGAATGGAAAATAGAATCAATAAATTCTTATCAAGATTTAAACCATTAAAAAGTGAAAATTTTGTTGGATATACCTCAATTGTGGGTAAAGAAAAATACAACGATGGGTTAAGTGTTAGAATAATCTCATTATTTGAAAAACCATTTACTCAGGATGATTCAGATAGATCTAACATCCAAATAAAAAAAATGATACCCATTTTAAGGGATGGAATCCCTCAATTAAAAGATGCCGAAATAAAAGGGGGTAGTAGTTCAACAATTGAAAGTCATAAACAAAATTTAGAATGGGAATTAAAATGTTTAGGTAGAAAACTTGACGAATCCACATTACCATTTAACCAAACAATTAAAAACGGAATAAAAACCAGAGTTTTTGATGAGAATATTGATGATCACGAACTTAAATGGCATCGTGATGAAAGAGATAGAATAGTTGAAGTTGTAAAAGGAAGTGGATGGAAATTCCAAATGGATAATGAATTACCTAAAATGTTAAAAGAAGGGGATCGTTTTAAAATCCCCTCCGAAACATTTCACAGAGTCATTAAAGGAAATGGTGATTTGGTAATTAAAATAAAGGAATTATAATTATTTTACCACAACGTACTCAACGGTACAAAAACAATCAAGTGTTGCGGGATTACCCCCAGCATAGGATATGGCACTTTGTAATGATTCCTCAATTTCATTAAGTTTATCAAAAATTGATTCTTCCTTATATGGTACTAAAATTTTTGTCCCCTCAATTCTACTTGATTTACCACTTTGTTCTGATGATGCGGATCCCCAAAAAGTTTTATACCAATTTTTATCTTTTTGAATTAGTTTACCCGGTGACTCTTTATATCCGGCAAACATCCCCCCAATCATAACCATTGAAGCTCCCAGTACAAGACTTTTAACTATATCTGAATGTTCTTTAATTGATCCGTCCGCAATTATAGGTTTTTTTGCAACTTTAGAACAATCCATAATCATATTTGCCTGCCAACCACGATTACCAAATCCTGTTGAGTGGTATGTAGTGCATGCGGATCCACCAGCAATGCCAACTTTAACGGAATCACAACCCCACTCCTCAAGATCAATAACTGCCGATGGAGTACAAACATTACCACCAATTAAAAATGTGTGAGGTAATTTACTTTTTACGTGTTTGATCATTTTCTTCATTTTCAAAGAATGACCGTGAGCAATATCAATTGTAATATAATCTGGAACCATATCAATATCTGATAACAGATCAATTAGTTCATAAGAATCATTGTTCACCCCAATTGATATTGAACTTATCAACCCTAATTTTTTTGTCTCCCTAATGAATTCAATTTGATCAACACCAAATCTATGTAAAACATAAAAATACCCCTTTTTTGCAAATTCAATAGCCATTTCCTCATTAATGATACTTTCCATATTTGCAGGAACAACAGGTAACCTAAATTTATGTTTACCAAATCTAATTGTGGTATCACATTCTGATCTTGTTTCCACATAAGACAAATTTGGTAATAATGTAATGTGTTCAAAATCAAATTTCTTTTTCATCTTCATTTGTTTCTATTTTATCAATTAATGTTTGTATTCGTTTTCTTGCTTTTTCCCCAATTGGTACTGGATGACCTTCCTCATCAATGTAAACAAATTTGGTATGAGTTTTCAATATTATTTCCTGTCTACCAGTTCTAACGTTGTGAGCCCTCGCTTCAATATAAAGAGTAACCGATGTTAAACCTAAATTTGATGGATAACCAAAAATTTTAACTAATTGACTTTCTTTTGCGGGTTTCTCAAAAATACATTTATCAATTGATACTGTGACCATTCTTGGTGTGTCACATAGTTGCATAGCATAAGCAACAGCCGAAGCATCAAGCCATGCAAGTAATTTTCCTCCGAATAAATTTCCGTGAAAACCAAGATCAGATTTTTTGATAGGATGTGTTGATATTAATTCCATTGATTCAATGATAATATTTTAGTTTAACAAAAACAACAATTTATAAAAAAAATTACTATATTTATTAATATGAATTTGAGAGAAAGTATAAAAAAAGTTTTACTAGAAAACAATTCCATGCGACATACTATAAGAGAAATGGTAAGAGATATTATTATTGTTTTTAAAGAAAATGATAATGGTGAATTTACATTACCTGAATATTTTGAGGATCGTGATGAAATGGTTTATAATATAAAGAAGTTTGGGTCTAATCTAACTATTGATTTGTCCATTGAGGAAAATGAAAGTGTGGATGATTTTGTGGTTAATGCAAATTACGTAAATGAGGAGGAAACGATTGAAATTAATATATCTTATAACCCAACAAATAAAAATGGTATTTTATATGATTTAATTGGTGAACTAAATGAACTAATTGCACATGAATTGAGACATTTTTATCAAGAAATTAAAAAGACTTATGATATTGGGGGACAAACAACTTCAGATCCTTATACTTATTATAGTCAACCACATGAAATTGACGCTCAACATTATGGTTTTAAAAGATTATCAAAATTAACTAAAAAACCATTTGAGGATGTGGTTAGAAAATGGTTTGACACCCATAAAGATCTACACAGATTGTCAGATCAAGAAAGTGATAAAATCATAAATAAAATATTAAATCATAAATAAATGTCATATAAAGAACAATTTAGAAATAATCCTGATTTGGTAAAAAAACTTGATAAGATTAAATATATAATTTATTCTGTTGGTGGAATAGATGCTAATACAGAAATTGATTTTGATGTTGACCTTGATGATGGTGGAGTATATACACTTTCTGTGTTTGTTAAGGTAAGTATTGAGTTTAGTGGAATGATTGAAGACCTTTTTGTGGTTTTAAACGATACGAATAGTAAAATGTTTAAATTATTTAAAAAAATAAGTTTTGATGAAAAATTGAATTTAAATAGAAGTTATGAAAATAATTTTGCTGGCGGTATGATCACGGATCTTAAATATACTATGTTTGAGGATATTTTAAGTTATGAAATTCATTACTTAATTGAGATTTAACTTCTAAATCTTTTTATAATCTTTGTTATTAAATTTTTTAATACCGTACTTGAGATGGTAACAACCCCATACCCAGCCAATCTCATTGATAATGATCTAATTAAATTTTCATCAAACCCTGATTGTGCAATTTCAAGTAATTGAGGTAATAGAGGTATTATAAAAGTATATGCCAACATATTTGACATTCTATTAACGGTGATATTTAAACTCTCAACGAAAGACAAAAATACGTTTTTTAAATTTTCGGTAGCTGACAACACTTCATCAAAAATATCAATTAAACCTCTTTTTTTAATTTCATCAAGTAATTTTGATATTATTTTTTTGTTTGAAGTATAATATGTTGTTATTGCACCAATAATAATAAGAGATAGATCCATTGAGGATAGTTCTGGATGATTACCCTCAATAAATTGAGAAACAGGAATCATAAGACCCCCAAGAGTCGCACCCCAACTTAATAAGAACGAAAAATCAAGTCCTGTTTGTTCGGATGACTCACTAATAACTTTTTTAGTGAAATTTTTCATTTTAGTTACTGAATCCGCAATTTTATTTGCAATAGACTCATTTAATAATGATTTTTTTTGGTTTTCTGTGATTATTATTTTCATAATTTATATAAATAAATATTGTGATATATTTATTTGTGTATGGATAAGTCAAAATATAACCCGGAATTAGAAGAAGGAGATAGAGTAATATGTATCCAAATGAATGATGATTTCCCAATAACAACAGGAATGAAAGGAACTGTTATGGGTGTTTCTGAAGTTTTTGGTGATAAAATATATTATGTAAATTGGGATAATGGATCAAGACTCTCCTTGGTTGAAGGTGCGGACAAATGGATGAAGGAATCCCAGTCAAGAAAAAGTAGAGTATTTTCCACAAATGAAACTGTAATAAAAAAAAAGAATTTTTTAAACGAAAATTTTTATGAACAAAATAGAGAATTATTTAGATACTTTAATCACGGATTATTACACAGATATTTAAAGGCTTTAAGATCATCATCAATAACAAATATGTTTGGTGCAAGACCATATCTTTATATGGGTAGAGAAAGGATTGAACATGAACATCATTATGATAATATTCATAATGAAGAGGAATATGAAAAAGTATTGGAAATGGCGGATGAAGTTAGGGATGAAATGATCAGAGGATCTATGAAATACTTACAAGAAAAAGGGGAAGAAGTTAATTTAAAAAAAGTTAGTAAGGCGGTTGACGAATTCTCAAAAAAGATGATAGTTGCCTACTTTAAAATTGCAGGCGGAAGAATACCTTAACATTAATATTTATAAAAAAAGAAAACTATGGCACAATATTTTTTTGGTATAACACCAGCAGAAAGAAAAAACATTTTAGATCAACATAAATCACTTTATGATGGTTATGTTACTCAATATGGGCAAAACAATCAGCAACCTCTTTATGTGCAAGATTTTGCAAATGATAAGGAAGGAATTACAGTTAACAATAAAGGTGAGGTTAAGACATATACAAACATTGGTATAAACGAATCACATTCAGGATTGGATATGATTGGAGATGGTGATATGGATCTAATCAATGGAACCGTTGATATTGATGGTGAAACAAACTGGGAGGACGAGAATATTGAGTATATCTCACTTGGATTGGAAGATGAATGTTCCGATTGTGGTGAAGTTGAGGAAGGTTGGGATGATCATAGAATGAAGATACGTTTTGATGATTACTCTCCTGAAAATTACAGAAAATTACCAAAGATATTTGAACCAGGAATGTCTGATTTTGAGGGTACAAGATTAGTTGGATCTGAAATGGATGATGATTTTGAGAAATATAATGATTATTATGAAGATGATTTTAATTATGGTGATGACTACGATGAGGATGACGATTTTGACCCAATAATGGAAGATGAATTTACAAATGATGTTGATGAGGAAATATTACCTGAATTAACTCAAAAGATAAATGAATCTTTAGATATGTTCAAAAGGTTTAAAAAATATAACTAATATTTCTTTTATCTTATAATGGTTTATGTTCGAAACAAATGGAAGTCAGCGAAATAGTTTCATATTATATACACGAAACCTCAAGAAGAATTGAAGTATCATTCAGAATGATGAATGATGATGAAGATGAGGTCAGAAATGATATAATCAATATTGATGAAGCCGAAGAGTTTGGTTATGATTTAATACAAGAAGCCTTTGATCTATATGATGAAGAGGATGAAGATGAGGAAGAATTTGACGACTTTGGAGATTTTGATACCATTGATGAAGAAATGTTAATCTCCTATCTTAACGAATACTATATCGTAAATCCAAAAAAATTACCTAAACCTGAATTATTTTAAGAGTCGGACAATCAAGGCCCGACTCTTGTCAAAAACATTGTTACGGAAACATCAGATCCGGCACTACCACTAGCCCAAGTACCCGTAGTTCTCAACACCAAAGATTCATCACCATCATCAATAATCTTAAATGTACGAGTTGATCCATCAATTTGAACTTGAATATACCCAAGATCATATTGTGTGGTTTGACCGTGAACGTAGTAGTAGCACTCCTTAGTCCAAGTAACAGATCCGTCAGGATTATCAATAGGTTTAAATCTCATCATAGAATAATCCATATGAATTCTTGTAAAACCAACCTCAATAGTATCCATTGGAAATACCTCACTTGGGTTAACATATAGATCACCAGGGTAATAAACATAGTTATTACTTGAAGAAGTGTTATCAACTTCTTCATATGTGATCTTATCAACACGGTATTCACCACTCAAACTCAATAGAGGTGCTTGTTCATACTTAACACAAGAAGTTAGAATAAAGATTGAAACGATAAAATAAAAAATGCTTTTCATATTTGGTTTATTTATTAACTTATATCACAAAGATACAAAAATTTTACATTCCCACAAGTATTTATATAAATAATTATGGAAGCAAATTTAGATGATTTAATTTTCTTAATGAAGAAATATACTTTTACCGATAATGAGGGTGAAATTGGTGAGCAAGATGATGCCGCCGCGGCAGCTCCATCTTCAGGTGGTGGGGGTGAAGGTTATCCTGCGGTCACAAAATGGGAAACAGGATTAACAAGAAGTGTGGCAAACCAAATAGATTATAAGGTAACTTGGAAATCCTTGAATAAACTTGTTAGAGGAAAGGCGAATACGTTATTATGAATAATATGGAGGACATATTACATAGAGTTCTTCTTAATATGAAGTACGATTCAAAAATGACATTAAAGGAAAACTATAATGTTGTATTGGTTGAGCAATCGGCAAAAGTTGGTGATTATATTGTAACATATGAAAAGGAATACAATAGAATTAGAATTGACAGCCCAACAGGTAAAACCTATTATTGGACTCCTTCTGATGGTAAATGGTCTAGAATAGAATTTAATGATCAATATGTTGATCTTGATTCAACAAAAGATAAAAATGCAATTTCAGTATTATCAAATGTTTTTAAAAAATCAGGTATTGGATCCGTTTTTTATATAAAAAATACAGATCAAGGAAATAAATTTAGAAGTTGGATTATAAACAAAGACCCTGAATTTGCAAAAACTATTAATTTGAGTCCGAAAGGTGCTTATGATAATGAATATATTAGAAAGGCTTGGGTTAAATATGGTCAACAATATAAAGACCATTTGAAACAAATAAAATCGGAAAAGGCAACAGAAGAATTAAAACCCACAATTGATTTTTTAAAATCAAACGGATTAGATCCTAGTGGTGCGATTAGTAATAACCACGCATTTGCTCTTGCTGCAATTAGAGCAACAAAAAAATTAACAGATAAAATACAACAAAGAATAGTTGGTGCCGGTGATAGTGCATATTCAGTTTGTGTAAAAAAAGTTGGGAGTACTTGTCCTCCAGGATCTTATATGACCGTAGATAGTTTTAATTTGAGCATGGCAAATAAAGTTAATTCAAAAAAAGACGAAAATGCTCAAGGATTAAAACCACCACAATATACATTTTTAACCAATTTCTATTTTGATTGGGGTAAAATACAGAAAGATTTAAATGATACATTTAAATTAGACAAAAATGCATATAGATCAGAATTATTTCCTGATGGTTGGTGGAATTGGTTTACTACGTATTGGGGTACAGATAATTTATCACAAATAAAAATCGCTGACTACCCAAAATTGGTTAAAGTACCTGGATGGAAAGGTGGATATCCAACAGGAGAAATGACATCTTCTGATATGCACACTTTTTTAACTATTGTTGAAATTGGTACATTAATTTTAGGATTAATACCTTCACCATTAAGCCCAATTCTATTAGGTGTATCAACAGCGGCAGGTTTGGGTGATTCGGCAACATATTTCTATGAGGGTGATAAATATATGGGATCAATGATGTTAGCCCTTGAGATTATTCCTGGTGGTGAATTTTTAAAAGTTCTTAGAGGATCTAAAACTGCGGTTAAATTAGGTAAAGAAGGAACATTAGAATTATTAGAGAAAGGTGCTAAAGGTGAATTAGAAACCACCCAAAAAGTTGTTTATCAAAATTTGAAAAAGGAGCTTGGCGTAATAGAGAAGGAAATCACTCAGGGAGTTGAAAAACAAATTAGTAAAAATGTAACTAAAAACATCCCATCCAACTTTTTGAAGGAGGTGAGTAAACTATCACCAAAGGAATCTTTAAAAAAGTTCTACCAAACAATGTCGTGGATTATTAATTCATTTAAAAAGGAATTCCCAGTTGGTACTATCCCAAAAATGTTAATAAATGTTGGTGGAACTATGGTAGGTATTGATAAATTATATTTGGCGGTTTTTGGTAGAGATGAGGATAGACAAAATTCTGATATTAGAAAACTCTATTATTTGATACAACAAAAAGGATTACCGGAGGCAGAAGAACAAGCTAGAGTCTTAGAAGAACAATTAAGTAAAGTAAGTCAAGAAAATATTGCTTCTAACATGCTTGAATTTGGAACTGAAGAAGAATTGGATAGGTCTGCCGAAAAGTGGTTTGGAGGTAAACAACAAATCGGAAAACCAAATGAAACAACAAAAACGGATAATATAAAGGATGAAGAATTATTTGGTAAGTTAGAACCAGTACAAGATGATAAAATTACACTTAAACCAAAATCAACAAAAGAAGTTTTAAATGATTTTGAATTTGAAAAACTGGAAAGGGATAAAGATAATTATGATTTCTATATTTGGAGTGAGAGGTTTAAAAAATGGAACCCAATAAATTTTGATAAGTTTAATGAGGTTGGTAGAAAAGGACATAATAGAGTCACATATTCCCCAAAAATACAAAAATAAACTCAAGTGGTTAATTTTTTTTAAAAAAAATAAATATTTATAAATAAAAAAAATGAAAGATAAAAATTTGATCCTAAAAGAAGAAGTAACAAGAATTCTTGAGATGATGAAGATAGATTCGGAAAAATCTCAAATACTTAATGAAAGTATAGTTGATGATATAATTTCAGCATCCGTAAGGTTTGGTGTTAAATCTACTGATGATATTACGGCAAAAATTACAAAATTAGAAAAAAAGTTTGGGTTACCTAAAGGAACTCTTAAGCCTGATGATATTACAAAACTAGCTAAAGGAGGTAGTGACGCTCAAGTCGTTGTAATTAAAATTATTAACAATTTAAGTGATGTTAATTTGACTAATTTTGCAAAAAAAGTTTGGGGTCAACTGGGTGGTGATGTCCATAAAAAAGCCCTGGACACCATAAATAGATTAAAAACATCAGGAAATAAATACACTTCTAGTGAAGTTATGGACTATCTTAATAATATGTCTGAAACTTTAATTAAATCCGATAGTCAAATAAATGATTTAGTTATCGCATTAAGAAAAGAGTTTGTTGATAACTCTTACAATAGTTTGAAGAGTTCAGGTGTAGTTGATGATGTTGTAGGATCTGCGGGTAAAAGTAAATTTGTAACAAAACCAAGCCCAACCACAACAACAATATCAAGTCCTGGAAAATATGTAAAAGGTACTGACCCGGAATTTGACATTGTATTTGATCAAGGATTAAAGGAGTCAAAATATAAATTATCTGATGATCAAACTGAGGAATTACGTGAATTTGTATATACAACAATGTATAAAGGTAAAACTAGCATAGATGTAAATGATTTTTTAGGTCAAGTAGGAACTAGAATTGAAAAAATTAACTCAGGTACGGCGGGTAAACAATCTCAAAAATTGGGTAGAATACAAAAAATGGCACAAAAACTGAAAGAAAGTTGTGGGATTGGTAAGATAGATTGGAAAACTTTTTATAAGGCACCAGGATGTGCCGTTGGTTTTATTGGTATAGCAACCGCTTTGTCTGCTTTTGGGGATTTTATTGGTATGGATAATGGTCTTTGGAAAAAAACAACTTGCAGTTTATTGTCCTTTGCTGACATTCCTGATTTTTGGACTATTTCAGATTCTAACTTTTATAGAGATTTGTGTAGTGGTAAAGAATGGTGGAAAAGTAGTGAAGAATCTAATACTGAAGTTGGTGTTGGTGAGGTAACAATTGGTGACTTTACTGAATTTATTAAAAATGATTGGGGATCCGATTATACTGGTAACGAAACTTTTAGAAAAGATGGTGATATATTTATCGTTAATGATGGTAGTCAAGATTTTAAATATGAATATAAAAACGGAACATTTAAATATATTGAGTAATAATGAAACCAATTAAATATATTAGTGAAGGTAAACCAAGTGGTAAGCCAAAAAAAGATGGTGGTAAACCAGGTGGTAAACCAACCACAGAGCCCTCTTTTAGTAAATGTAAATCCGATCTTAATGCATTAGCGTCAGATGGTTGGTCTAGACAACCAGAAGAAAATTATAACAAAGCAAGTGAAAAAATATACGATAAAAAAACTTATTTGTGTAAAGCAAACAATAGTACAAGTTATCATATTAAAAGAAAAGAAGTAACCTCAAACACTGACGATACAATAACACCTGTAAGTCAAACATACAATGATTGTACAACAGGGCCATTTGTAAAAGGATGTAAAGATCCTGGATCCTCAAAGGGAAGTCCAAATGTTAATGGATCAATTTACAAACTACAAGGATGTCTCGGATCAAAACAAGATTCATACTTTGGGTCAAATACAGAGTCCGCATTAAAATTAAAAACAGGTAAAACTTCTGCAACAAAAGAAGAGATTGAATCAATCTGTTCTTCTTCTCCTGTAACTCCTGGTGGTGGATTGAAATTTGGACCTGAAGAACAAAAAGAATGGTGGAAAACTTTAATGAAGAATGGTCAAATAACTAATTTGGGAGCATTAAAGTTTATACCAAAAACTCAAACGTTTGTATATGTAATTAAATACGATAAAAATGAATCAAAGGTTGAATTGACACCACAAGAAATTGATACAACATCAGAATCAGGAATTCAAAAATTAGTTAATGATTTTAAAAATGGTGATTACTATGTTGTCTTATACCCAATACACCCACAAGGTAAAGCAAAAAAAGGTGAGGTTGGTTATTTAACTGCAGGTTTAGATAATAATCAAAAAACAATTATTAAACTTATTAAAGATCCTAAGAGTGATTGGCAACCAACAGAAGAAGAATCAACATTTGATGATTCTTATGAAACCATGTCAGAATCCGTTGTTAAGAAAGTTCTTAACTTAAGATTGTTTGAGCAAAACATTAGTAGAATGCCACCAAAATCTTCATCGGATCCTATGAGTGATACAAAACCACAAGGTACAACTCCTACACCTACCCCAACACCAAAAAAAGATGAGGTAGTAATTAATCCTGAAGTTAAAAAATTCGTTGAATCAAAAGGTTATACTTTTGTTGAACCATCATTAGATAAACCTGAGTTGTTAGGAACAAAAACTACTGTTGGTGAATTTTTCAAAAGTCTTGAACAATATGGAGGAAGTGTTTATGAAAAACATTACGGAAACACAACTCCAATATGGAAAGCATCTTATTCTGAGTCAGAGAAAGTTGATGTTGATAATATCATAAATACAGCAAAATCGGCAGATACAAGACCTGAAGTAAAAAGAAAGGCTTGTAAAAGTGCGGTTAAACAACTTTATTATAGAGCATTCAAATCTGAAAGAATTATACAATTTAAGGATCTTGAAGGTTTGGATTCAAACACTTTAACTAAATTAAAAGAAACCGTTATAAAATGTGATGAAGATAAAAACTTTGTTGAGGGTGAATTTGGAATTAGAGATGAATTAAAGTCATTATATAGATGTTATCAAACAACCGATAAGAAAAGATCAAAAGTTGGTATTGATAAGTTTTGTTTAAAAGATTATATGAAAACAATACAAAAAACTCCAGGAATGCAACTTGAGTCAATTGTTAAAAATACAATTTCAGAAGCAATACAAAGTAAGAAGAAAAAAACTATGGTTGAATCAATACTTAAGAAAATTAAAGGTACTGATTAACCCGATGAAACTTATCTGACGTAGTTGTTGGGTGAGGATAAACCATCAAAAGAAAGGGAGGTGTTTATTATCTAGCAAAGTGGGGAGTAATCCCCATTTTGTTTTATACCTATTGACAGATCAAAAATAAGTTATTATAATTGTCATATGTATGTAATAGTTAAACACGTAAAAGTATCAAGTTCAATCCCCACAAAAAGACTACCTGTTATCCTTCTAAATAGTGATAATGAAGTTTGGGAATTTGAAACAGAAGAAGATGCTGAAAAAATGAAAGACATCTTTCAAACTAATTCAGATTCAGGTCATACTTATGAGGTAAAGAAGATCTGATAAAATGCACCCGTAGCATAATTGAACAATGCAACTCACTTCTAATGAGTAGATTCCAGGTTTGAATCCTGGCGGGTGTACTACTTTAATCCACCGTGTATCTCACGGTGACAATTAGAACATACTAACATACATTTATCCAATTCTTCCTTTATTACTTCATCAAATTTATATTGTCTAACTTTTGCAATTGTAAAATCTTTTTCATTTGGGTTTATATGATGAAAATCTAACGCACCTATATATTTGTCATACCCACATAATTCACAACAACCCCCTTTATAGTTTACCATTTCTTGTTTCAATTTCTGAGTTCGTTCCACAACCTGTTCAGTGGTACATTTTTTACAATATACTGAACTATTTTTTTTACCTCTCCTATCATAAAATTGATCAATAGAACATGATTTTTTACATCTTGGGCATAATCTTGATTCCCCATAATCCTTTATCCCTTGATTTGAGAAATTTTTAGTTTCAAAAGGTATTTTGTGTTTTTTTGCCCAATACCTAACAGATGTTAAAGACTTACCTATTTCCTTACTAATTTGGTTCAATGACTTACCATCATTTATCAAGTTTTCTAATTCTTCTTTTTTCATAGTCTAATGGATTATATTATATAAATATCCAATTAAACTACAAAAGTTGTCTTTTATTAAAAAAATATTTAACTTTGTTACATGGACGAAATTTTAGAAATAATTCATAATGAATTTATAAACTCTGAAGAATTTTATGTTTATTTACATAAATTAAAAGAGGATCAAGAAGAATTTTATGAAAAAAATCAATAAAATGCTTGTCAAATAAAAAAATATTACTAAATTTGTAAAAGAATTTAAAACTTTTTGTAAAATACATATATTTATAACCAAGATGAAAACAACAATGAAACATATGAACTTTAGTAACCCGTGTCAGAATTGGGTCAAGTCGTATATTACGCTTCAGCGTCTTCGGTGTCTTTCATTTAATAGTATGGTATAACGTATCATCAAATATAAAATAAAAATGAAAGACCCGAGACACAAAATCTCGGGTTTTTTGTTTTACATTGGTCTCTTAGTTTAACAGGAAAAATACGACTCTTGTAAAGTTGAGTTGTCGGGTCAGTTCCGACAGAGACCTCAAAAAAAGAAAATGTTCTTTGACATATTGGCCTTAAATTCTCCCCTCGTCTAACTGGCAGGACACATGGTTTTGGTCCATGGAATTGAGGTTCGAACCCTCGGGGGAGATCAACAAAAAGGAAGTCTAATTGCAACGGCTTGCAACCCCGTCTTGAAAACGGGCGGTACTGAAAGGTATGGGGATCGACACCTCAGGCTTCCTCAACATAGGGTAGTTGACTAATTGGTAAGTCACCACGTTTGGGACGTGGACGATGCAGGTTCGACCCCTGTCTACCCTACTAAAATTTAAAAAAATGGTAACAAACGAAGAATGTGAAAAAATTGCAATTAAAGGAAGACTTGAGGGTTTAAACAATTATTACTTAAGTTTATCCAAAATTAGTAAAGACCCATCCTACCGTGGGGATTTAAGTGAAGAACTAAAAAGGGTAGAAACAGAAATAAAAATAAACAATCAAAAACTAATGTCTTATGGAAAGTGACAAGTATGACAAACAGAAGATCTCGTAGCTCAGTTGGTTTAGAGCACTCCGCTTTTAACGGAGGGGTCGTGAGTTCAAGTCTCACCGGGGTCACAAAAAAATTTAGTAAAAAGGGGTGATAGTTACCAAAAAATGGTTACTTTTGTTCTGAAAAACTAAAACACCTCAATGGCGTAATGGGAGCGTGATAGTGTTACATACTATCGGTGGTGGTTCAAATCCATCTTGGGGTACTATAGGTTGATTGGGGAAGGGTGATACTAATGACACGAGAGTGTATATCGGTCAGTATCATCGGAGTTGGGAGATATACACCAAAGTAACGCCAATCGTAAAATCAGATGTCCACGCAACCATCTTCTGATTTCCTAAATTTGGGAGTGTTGAGCAATTGGTTGGCTCGGCGGTCTGTAAAACCGTTTCCGTGAGGACGTGGGGGTTCAAGTCCCTCCTCTCCCACAAAAAAATTGATGGGTTCGCGTAGTTGGCCGAACGCATCGGACTGTTAATCCGACGAGAATTTTCTCCACCGTGGGTTCGAATCCCACCCCATCAGCTTATTTTTTCCGAACTATCAGATATTTATTAATATAAAATGTTAATGTTATGGAAAGGTATTCGGAAAAAATTATATCTTTGAGGAAAGAAGGAAAAACCTACAAAGAAATTACAAAAATTTTAGGTTGCGCAATGTCAACAGTGTCGTATCATTGTCAGATACATAAATTAGGCAACAACAATCAAAAAGTAACAGAAGAAGAAAAAGAACAACTTCAAAAATTATACGATGAAGTGGGTTCCTTAAAAAAAGTTGTAAGGATTACGGGTAGGTCTTTTGAAACTGTTAAAAAACACGTTAAAAGTGTTGTTAGGGTTAAAAAGATTAGTGGGTCTCAATCTGTTATATCATGGAGAAAGAGAACTAAAAAGAAATTGATTGAATACAAGGGAGGGAAGTGTGAAATATGTGGTTATAATAAATGTCTGACCGCACTACAATTCCACCATAAAAATCCAAATGAAAAAGACTTCACAATTTCAGGAAAGAGTTTGTCATTTGACAGATTAAAAGAAGAAGTGGATAAATGTTTATTAGTGTGCTCAAATTGTCATGCTGAGATACACGAAAAACTATTATAACAGGCTCATCTAGCTTAATCGGGAAAGCACCACGCTGATATCGTGGAGAGAATCGGATCGTAACCGGTGATGAGCACAAATGGAAAGTAATCCCTGAAGGCGACGGGACTTGTTTGCTAAACAATGTGATCGGTGAGAAACCGATTGTGGATCGTTACCACTGCTTTCCTCAACATACCGATAGGACAGGTGTCCGAGCCGGGCTCATATCCTGGTTACAAGGCTTAGGCAAGTGAGTTGAGAATGAGTCGTAGGAGATATTACCAAAATGATTAAGTTCAATAAAGGAATCGTTTGGACTACAAAAAGTTTGATACAAGAGATTGGTGGGATGCGAGTGGTTGACCAAAATTCTTTAATTGCCCACATAGTTTAACTGAATAAAACCCTGGACTACGGATCCAGAGATAGGAGTTTGAATCTCTTTGAGGGTACAATTGCCCCCATCGTCCAACTGAATAGGACACACCCCTTCTAAGGGTGGGATCGGAGTTTGAATCTCTGTGGGGGTACAATAATATAAGCGCGTCACAGACAAGGTGTCGGCCAGGTCTCCAAAACCTCGGTGGGTTAGTTCGATTCTAACGGCGCGTGCTAAAAATTAATTTTGCCGATCAAAAAAGTTTTTGTATCTTTGTGATATGAAAAACAAACTACCGTACGAATCAACAGGAACTGCAATCAAAGGTTATAATGACTCTGAGATTGCTAAATGGGAAACAAGTGATTGTGTTGTAAGAGCATTTGCATCTTCATTTGAAATTTCATATGATTATGCTCATAAGTATGTTGCCGAAGAATTTGGGAGAAAACCAAGAAGGGGAACATTTGGTACTCCAATGAAACTTGTTAAAATGTCGGATAATGGAATTAGGGTAAATGGTAAAAAAGTTCATCCTGTTGGTGAAAGAAAAAATGACTATATGATTAATTCTTTGGATTATCCTGTTAAAGTTAAAAATGAAATAGTTAATAGAAAAATGACCGTTGGTACATTTGTAAAGAAATATCCAAAGGGGACTTTCATTGTGTTGGTTAAATGTCATGCCTTTACGATCAAAGACGGTGTTGTTATTGGGAACTTTGAGGATTCCCAAAAATTGAAAAGGCCAATGCGTTGTGCATTTGAAATTAAATAAAAGGAACTATGGTGTAAGTATGGTGTGTCACGTTGGACTGAAAATCCAAAAGTTAGGGTTCGACTCCCTATGGTTCCGCAAAAAGTAGTGAGATGAAAAAAATATTTAGAAAGGTTTCTGGTGAGGTGGTTACCGATGTTGTATCTCACACGCTTGAAATATTAAGGGAATGTCCATACGTTGAGATCCATATTGGTACTGACTCTCAAAATCATAGAAGAAGTACCGTATATGTAACGGCAATTGCTTATAGATATGGTAATCGTGGTGTTCATTACATCTACCATAAGGAAAAGATAAAAAAGATCAAAGATAAATGGACAAGATTATGGAATGAGGCTGATTATTCAATACAAGTTGCGGAATGGTTAACAAAAAAAGTTAATGTAAAGGTGGAGATTGATTTGGATTACAATGCTGAAGAAAAACACTTCAGTTCACGACTGGTTTCACCTACGGTCGGATGGGCAAACTCGTTAGGTTTTAAAACAAATATTAAGCCCAACAACCAAATCGCAACAAGGGAGGCAGATCACCACTGCCGCTAATTGCTCAGGTGTCTGATGGGTAAAGTCCAGGTCTGCAAAACCTTGGTATGTGGGTTCAAATCCCACCCTGAGCTCAACAAAATACCCTCGTGGTGGAATGGTAGACACGTCAGATTTAGGATCTGATGCCGAGAGGTGTGAGAGTTCGAATCTCTCCGGGGGTACAAACATTTTCAAATAATGATATATTTATTATTATGAAAAAAGTCATAAAATTAACCGAATCGGATTTAACAAGGATTGTTAAAAAAGTGATTAGAGAAGGTGAGGGATTTAGATCCAATAAAAAAGAGTCTAAAGATCTAAATTTAAGGGATAAACTAAATGACATCTTCTTTAGAAAAGATGAAGGTAATGTTTTTAGTGATCCTGGTGAATACGGGTATTTATCAAGAGAACACCAACTATCAAGAAAAGTTAGTCCAAGACAAAGACAGGAAAGAATCAGACAAGTAATTGATTTGTTAAAAGATTATATCAGTGATTTGGAGAATGAATCAACTGAAGCCGATTTATTCTTACAAAACCCGGAATATAAAAACGTTTGGGGTAAAATTGAGGGTGAAGGAGAATTTTAAAAAAAACTTGACACATTTAAAAAACATAAAATATTTATAAAATAAATATAAATTATGAAAAGAGTAACTAAATTAACAGAATCGGATTTAACAAGGATTGTTAAACGAGTTATTAAAGAAGATAACGAAGAAGATAAAATGGAAGGTATGAGAATATCCATTACATTGGATGATGTGTTTAAGGAGGTTAGGGAATCTCTTTACGATCTTGGTGATTATGATGATGCAACTATGGGAAAAAAGGCCATGGCTTTGGCTAAAGATATTATGGGTGACTTTCAAGATGACTTGTTCACGTTATTAGCGGACTATATTTCATTGAATTATGAGGATTACCTTTATGAGGTTCTTGGTGATTATGATGAAGATTTTTAAAAAAAACTTGACACTTTTGAAAAGTATTATATATTTATAACAAAATAATAAAAACGCAAATGAAAAATTTACACATATCATTGATAGGGGGCGATTTAGCTGAGACAACTTTCAAGGAGAGGGTGTAATATTATATACATAAAAAATTTTAAACCCATCTCCAAAAAGAGGTGGGTTTTTTGTTTTCAGGACTTGTGCAATTAAAAAAGATTACTTACATTTGTAAGGCAGAAACGATAAAGGTTCTTTGACATATTGGTGAAATGCTCGGATGGTGGAATTGGTAGACACGCTGCATTTAAGCTGCCGTTCCCAGACGGGAGTGAGGGTTCGAGTCCCTCTCCGAGTACAAACGATTAAAAATAAAATTATATGAAATTTATCAAATTAACAGCAAAAAACGGGAACATCATTGTTTTGAATGTTGAACATATCGGACACTTTTACCCTGTTGATGAAAAAGTGGAATACGGAAGAGTTACTGAAAAAGAACATACTCGTGTTGGTGTTACAACTCACAACAACGGGGGATTTTCAGTAACAGAAACTGTTGAAGAAATTTTAGAAATGATCCACAATTAATTTGGCAGATTAAAAAACATTACATATCTTTGTAAGACAAACAACGGGGGTAGGAAGATTAGAGATGGTGATCCTACTCCCGTGTCAAAAGGGAAAGTTCTTTGAAATTGTTGAGATTTATTACACTAAAACGAGGGGGAAAACTTTAGGTAGTATGTATTGAACTAGCTTGCTCCGACTAGTATGGTCTAATCCGCCATAAAGCATTTAACGATGGAGTAATGATGCTGATACATATAAATCTCAAATTTTTAAAATATTGTGGTTGTAAGAAACGGGAAACTCGTAAAGTGTATCAACCTGTTAACATAAGATAGTGAAACGAGAGTGTGTGTTAACTACTAAATCACAAAAATAGGTGAGTGGCGGAATTGGTAGACGCTATCCTCAATTTGGGGGAGATGCCGAGTTAAAAACGGCGTTATGGGTTCGAATCCTTTCTTATCTACAAACATAGCAGGCGGGAGGTAGAGGATCTCACCGGTCTCATAAGCCGGTTTAACTTGGTGCGATTCCAAGGCGTTGCTACTAACACAGCCAACCAAGCTTTACTACGATACGGGTAATACCTGTGGGTTAGGGGTGACGGTCAGGAAAGACTGACAATTTTTGCCGAGGTAGCTCAACAGGTGAGAGCAGGACGCTTATATCGTCAAGGTTATGGGTTCAAGTCCCTTCTTCGGTACGGGAGTGCATGCAGTAGAGCTCAACTTGAGAGAGGATGGTAACACACACTTAAAATTGGGGTTACAAGGTGTCAAGTCGGCTTTTTTAGTTTTACGAGAAATAACTAACGTATTGGGAGAGATGATTGACGAGACGAATCTACACCCGTGATATAAGAAGGTTTGATCACCTCATTCACGTAAACGTGACAACTGACCCCAAAGGTTGTCACAATTTTGCGGGTATAGCATAAAATTAATGCGTCAGTCTTCCAAACTGAGGAAGATGGGGAGGTACCATCTATCCGCTCAAAAATTTACTAAAAATTAGGTTCAAATCTGAATTTTAACTCATTTCAAGATATTTATATATATATGAAATGGGATGAAAACAAAGAAAACGAATTAAAAAAATTAATTTCACAAGGTAAAACCTATAAAGAAATAAGTGAGTTAATGGGTATGACATTTAGATCCATAACTAATAAATGTATTAGACTTGGTGTTAAATACCTTAAAAAAGAGTCTAAAGAAATTGTTAGTTGTTACAATTGTGGTAAGTCATTTAAATCATATAAAAGTGATAAAAGAAGATTTTGTAATAACAGTTGTAGTGCTAAGTTTAATAATACCGGTAGGATTTTATCTGAAGAAATTAAAAATAAAATTACTATTGGTGTAAAAAACTATAACAAAGAAAATAATGTTAAGAGGGTCAGACCAAATTGTTTAGTTTGTGGTAAAAAAGTTAAAAAAAATCACAACATATATTGTTCTAGTGAATGTCAAAAAAGTTGTTTATTGTATAAAGAAAAACTTAGTAAAAATATGAAGGATAGATTTAAAAAAAATCCTGAGTTACATCCTAATAGATTATGTGCCGGAATTAAAGAATCATATCCCGAAAAATTCTTTAGAGAATTTATAGAAAAAAACGGACTTACCAAAGGTTTAGATTTTATACAACAATTCAAGTTTGATATTTATTATGTTGATTTCTTTTTCCCAAAACTGAATTTGTGTGTTGAAATTGATGGTGAAAGATTTCACGATGAAAATAGTTTAAAAGAAATAACAAGGGAGACAAAAATAATAGAAAATTATAAACTAAAAAGATACAAAGTTAAAACATTATTAAAAAAAGAGTATGAAAATGATATTTTGAATATTATTAATGATGTGAAAAATTTTGAAAATTAAAAAAAATAGTATATCTTTGTATTCTAAATGAAAGATAAATACTAAATAAGACACATAAATAAGAACCCTCATCTTCTCCGGTTTTTGAGGACAATACTACACTTATTTTTTGTGTCTTTTTAAAAATGGGAAAGAGATACCCGAAGTTTTTAAGTTTTCTTCATAAAAACTTAACGAAGCTGGTACTATCGCGTGTATGTGGTACTCATTGGGAATCGGTTTGGAAAATCCTCCTCTCCCCCAAGTAAGGATTGACGTTTTTATCGGGGATGCCCATCAGGTTTTTGAAATAGGAAAAACCGATACGACTACTCCTCTGTAATCTCAAGAGGGGGTAATTTTGGGTCATTGGTGAAGCTGGCGATCACACCTGACTTGCAATCAGGAGTCACGGGTTCAAATCCCGTATGTATCCACAACATTATTTTGTTCCGTTCGTCTAGCTGGTTTAGGACACTTCCCTTTCACGGAAGAGATCACGGGTTCGAATCCCGTACGGAATACGAGTCGTCTTTTTGTGGTCTGTTGTTAGACGCAGGTTTTAGACGTTAAATAAAGCCGATGACTTTAAGTAGTTTATATAACATAACAACTCCGTTTAATAGTTTCGGGAATAGAAAAAGGAGGTCATTTTTACATAAAAGAGTTTTTGATCTTAGAAACAAACTAATAAAATTAGTAGGGAATAAAAGGGAGTTGCTCGCTCCCTTCCCGAAATAGTCAGGTGGTGGAATTGGTAGGATTAAGGAATCGTAGATAATCTGATAAGGAAGCGGATATAGGTTAATACAGGTTCGAATCCTGTCCTGACTGCAAAAAATTAAAGTTATGAATTACACAATAGAAAAGAAATGTCATGCATGGATAGGAATATGGTGGCAAGTTAAGCAAGATAAAGAGATAGTCTTTAAGAGCAAACGAAAAAAAGATTGTGTGTTCTACGTGAGCAGTAAAAAATAGTCAGGTGGCGGAATTGGTAGACGCACTCGCGATGTAGGTACGGTATGAAACCCGATTAAATAACCCTAAATACAGGTTCGAATCCTGTCCTGACTACCTTGGGCTCGGTAAAGCCTCTTATCGAAAGATAACGTAACCGAAGTGGATAACTTAGAAATAAGTGACGCTCCACTACATGGTCAGGTGGCTAATTGGTAACGCGCGCTTACAGTATGTGGGTGAGATTGCAGGTTCAAATCCTGTCCTGATTACAAAAAGTTAAAAAATGTTTGGCAGATCAAAAATTTTTTATAACTTTGTAGAAACAATAAGAGATATGGAAAGATTTTCAATGAATCAGGTGATTAAGACCAAATTTGGTGAAGCGGAGAAAAATACAAAAACCGCCAAATCAACAAAGAGATCCCAAAATAAGGGGAATTACGAAGTTAAGATTGTTAACGGAGTTAAATATATGATTTTGAAATAATAGATTGGTAAGATAGCAGATAGACCTATATCAGCAGAATCCCACAGAGGAGTTAGAAATAACGAGCAAAATGGAGCCCCTATCAGATTAAAAACGTTGAGGAGGTACTCAGAGATAACCGAGAGGTTAACAGGTATATAAACGATGGTTTGGGTAGAACGGATGTTGAAGGCGAGGTATAGGTAGTAAAGATGGGGTGACCCACGAATAAGTAAATCTTAAGGTCTTACCATTTTTAAAATATTGATAGTGGTTTTCCCCACTCAACGGATGTCGACAATCCAGAGTGGATCAGGAATTCAGCACCCTTTCTGCCGGGGCCCTGATAAAAGTCAGAAGAAGCAGTTAAGATTGGAGCGAGACGGGTACTCCATCACTATCAACAATATTTAGTCAGGTGGAACTTTGGTCCAGGTGTGGTTCGATCCCACACTTTACTGAGAAGTAAGAGCAACTAAGGGCAACACAGGTTCGAATCCTGTCCTGACTACAAAGTAGAGAGAACCGTGAGTTTGCGGATGGAAACAACTATAAAACGAGCATACGTCATACTCTACTTTTAAGACCCCACGATTAACGAAAATATCCGATCGTTATGGTGTGTGATCCTGACTTGAAGGCTTCAAGGCTATGGGGGAGGCTACACGGGTTAGGTAAGGATTCCCCATTATGGATTAAGGGGGTGAGGGGTCTTAAGTGATCGTAATACAATCCACAAGTTGTAGGAATACTGGACAATCCTACAATATACACTCAGCTTCCGAGTGAGACTCGCCACGTAACTTTGGGGGTAGGGTGAAGATGTCCTGAGGGCAGCACTGAACGCTGAGTTTGATTCCACTCGTATTGATGGTGAGATAGAATAAAGACGGAGTGTGAAAGTAGAAACCCACCGGGGATGGTTACTATGGACTAGCGAATTCTAGTTATAACGGTGAGGGATATAGAGACACTAAATATAAGAAAACTAAAAGATCCTCCTGATTAGTGCAGGGACAATTCAGGATCTTTTTTTATAGTCAGGTTGGTACAAGGTCGGTTCGAGTCCGATGGAAGATCATGGATGTTGGGTAGCTCCCTGTAGAGAGGTTCGATTCCTCTCCTGACTACTAAAATTAAAAAACAATGGGGTGGATTATAGTAATATTTGTAATATTTGTAGGATTTATGTTAAGTGAGATAAATCATTAATATAGTCAGGTGGCGGAATTGGTTAGACGCTCAGGGTGATAATTAAGTAGTTTGGATTATAAATACAACCTCGATGGACTACGTACAGGTTCGAATCCTGTCCTGACTACTAAAAATTAAAATTATGACACCAATATTGTTTGTATTGTTTATATTATTTATCTTTATGGTAAGAAAGAGAAAATAACTCTTTAAAATGCTCGGATGGTGGAATTGGTAGACACGACAGGTTTAAGCTCTGTTGACCATTGGGTTGTGAGGGTTCGAGTCCCTCTTCGAGTACCAACGATAAACTTCAGTACCCGTACCGCCAACGTAGGGTTAAATTAGATACAATTTCGTGTTACATTTATGTATGTGCGGGGAGTAGAATGCTGAAGAGTCGGGTTTGTCAGGAGTGTAATGAGGCATGGTGCCGAGTCCCCAAGACCAATAGTCCCAGAAACTTGTGGGTTCTATGGAGTCGTAAGGTTGCTCATTGTGGGTTCGAATCCCTCCCTGACATCACGTTGCGGGTTCATCACCCCATAGTGTGCCCCACACGACGAGAAACGGATTGATGTCCGTAGGGGAACGTACTTTGTCGTATAGGGAGAACGACTGGGTAAGTAAGTTGTATTTGATACAGTGGTAACACATATCTCAACAGAGATAGATTGAAAGTCAACCCGACCTCGTGAGGACGAACTGACTATTCCTAACCTACTTTTATGGTGGGGACAACCAAGACACCTGTGAGTTGGATAAATAAGGGTGTTAATTTAGTCAGGTGGCAGAATGGTAAACGCATATCCCCATCACTGATTCACGTCATAAGTGGGTATGGTATTTATTAGGTTCGCTTAATAATGTAAAACTGGTACAGGTTCGAGTCCTGTCCTGACTACTAAAAAGAAAATAATATGAAGAAATTTGAACTTACCGAAGAACAACTTGTAAGATTGATTGAGGTTGGAATGGAAATCATAACCGATTTCAAAGCAACAAAGAGTGATAAGAAAATAGTTACTTCTAACATAATTGGAAAACTATTAAATGATATTGAAGATGGACTTGTTGATGTCCAAGTAAAATAAATTAGTCAGGTGGTGTAATTGGTAACACGTTCCTAATTTAATATGGTGAATGCCAGGATTAGTACAGGTTCGAATCCTGTCCTGACTACATAAGGTCCTTTAGCTCATTCGGTTAGAGCAACTGACTCATAATCAGTAGGTGGTTGGTTCGATTCCAACAAGATCCACAAAACACATAAACTTAGGTTCCCGTATCGCCCCAAAGGGTTAAATAAGATGGATTGTCAGGTGCGAGACCCAGAATGCCTGAGAGTGTATATCTTTGTAATGTAATCATAAAACAAAGATCCTATGTCAGATATCACAACAAAAGTAAGAAACTACAATGGTAAAAATTCTTTCATTAACAAAATGAAAGATAGTCTTAACAAATACGGATCCCTCACACCAAAGCAGAGATCTGCGGTTGAGAAGATTTTGTCAGCACCTGTTGAATCTAAAATGGTGGAGATGACCGATGACATGAAAAAAATCGCATCTTACGAAGGTACTAATTCCTTTGTGAATGAAATCAAGTCAAAACTTGCTCAATACGGTAGTCTTACTGATAAACAAGTATCTTCTGCGATCAGTCAGATTGATAAGGAAATGAATAAACCTGTTGTTCGTAATGTGAACATTCCTGCGGTTGGTGATACGATCAAGATCGGTCGTTCTATCGGTGAGTCCCTTAAGGAGAAGCACGATCTTAAGTTTAATCCAATTCTTATTGATGTTACCAAAGTTCTTTCTTTCACGGCAAAGGCTGTTAAATTTTCAGGGAAATTGACATCAAAGAAAGGATCTGTTTGTACTTGTTGTGCTCGTACTCTGACCGATGAGTTCTCAATGTTGACTGGTGTTGGTAAGATTTGTGCTAAAAATTTGGGAATTGAGTATATTACAAACTCAAGTCAGGTGGAGAAGTTCCGTGAGGATTACCTGAAAAAAATTGAGGAGATTGGTGAGATGGAATTTTGGGTTCCAAGATCTCAAATCAAAAATTGGGATGGTAAATTCGGTGGTTTGATGGACGTTTCAAACCATTGGTTTAAGAAATAAAAAATGGGGGTCACTGACCCCCTTTCTTTATTAAATAATATCTGTTGATTCAAGTAATGTGTAACTAAATGTATTTCCATGTATTTTTGCTGCTTTTTTACAAATTGACATAAATACATCAAAATCTTTAACTCGTTTAAATACCTGACAACCCTCACTCCAGTTCTCAACCCAAGTTGAGTCCTGACCTGCCTTGTGAATGTTTATTCCGAACATTCCGGTGTCTGTTACCTTCTCCTCAAACATAAGGTCTTTATTACCATCTCTCCACACAGTAACATTACCATTTCTTTGACAAAGAGCATCATACTTTCCTTGATGTTTGTCAATCTTCCAAACACTTCTGTATTGTCCCGGTACTAATCTTGCAACCCCTCTTTTGTTATGAAATTCCATAACACCTTTTTTACCGGGATCACAAGTTCCCATCCAGCAGTAGAACTGCCAAACACCATTTTCATCTTTAAATGATAATGTTAAATGATCATCAAACACATTTGTTACTTTATCTGCCACGCTTGGTGCGTTGTTTCTTACACCAACAATGTTCACATCATAACTTTTATTTGACACATCCTCAAACCATTTGTAACCCTTTACCTTAACCGCATTTTCAATTTGTTCTCTTGTATAGTTCATAATATATATTTTTTTTATAAATATTATTTACTTTCAAAAGAGTGTGTTATGACATATTTATTATTATGTCAAAGATCTCAAAAATTTCGTTAGTAGTATCAGTAATTCTACTTATTCTTT